AAGCTATAAGGAGAAAAAAATGCCAACACAAAACTCATTCTTAGAGCATTTAAGATTATTAAAACTCTCACGTTTTGGTTTTACATTAGTTGAAATGTTAGTTGTAATTGGTATAATTGGATTATTAGCGAGTTTGATATTTCCTGCGTATTCAGCCGTTAAACGTAAATCATCTCAAGCTGTTTGTGCATCAAATATGAAACAAGTAGGTATGGCAATTAATTTATTTGCTAATGATAATGATGGTTGGCTTCCTCCTGGCCCAGATGGTCAAACAATAAATACTTTTATTCGAGATTCTAGATATGGAGGCGATACTGCAAATGTCGTTGATAAATCTAATCTTGAATATTATATTACAAATTATATAACTGTTCGATCTATAGGTGGTAAGAAAAGAAAAGGTAATCCAGTATTTACTTGTCCAGCGCATGACGAGAAGCATTCGATAATATGGAAAAGAGGGTCTTGCTTTGGTGGGGCTGGAGGAGCATATGGTATACAAAATTCAGAAAAATTAATTGGAGTAGATACAAATGATTATTTTTTAGTTGATTTTACAAAAGCTTTTACAAATCATTCTTCTGCATCATTAAATGAAACAGTAAAAAATCCACATGGTCAATTTAGGAATTTATTAAGAACAGACGGTAGTGTAATATTAGAATCTGATACAAAAGTTAGATAGAATAAAACAATGGACAACAACATGAGAAACTTATTATTAAGTAATTACGAAAAGAGTCTCCCATCCAAAAGGGACACAGAAGACTTTATAAGTAATTTTCATCAATATAGAACTAAAAAGAAAGCTCAAGAAAAAACATATTATGGACTAGCTTTTGCTTGCATTTTAATATTAACTATGATAGGATCAATTGTAGCAAAACAAAATAAAAATAATTTAGATATTCAAACTGCAGCTGGAGTAGAGAAATGCAACACGCAAGTCATGGGAAAATAGTAGTATTTCAAGGAGATGTAACAGAAGTATCTAATTGGATAACTAAACAAATTGGAGAACATCAAACAGTATCATTAAAAGAACATTTTCAAGACGATATTTTTGGAGTATATAAAAATGGACAGGATTATTATGAATATTATTATCAATGCTTGGGACATGGAAATTATTCAATTTTTATAATAAAATGAAATCTAATGAATCCTAACTTCACCTGTCTAATAGATTATGAGAATATTAATTTATCTACCTATCTTAGCATTATTAACTCATAGTGCTTCTGCATCATTTGTATCATATTTAAAAAATAATGTATATACAGTTCAAAATACAAATAAAATAACAGCAGTTTTAAATGATAAAATAGAATCAGATACTCAAGTTGGCACTGGCGAGCAGAGCATGTGCGAATTATCATTAGATGATAAATCAATAACGCGTATCGGTGCAAATGCTTTATTTTCATTTGTTAAACAAGAGAGATTAGTTAAATGCGATAAAGGGACATTTCTTGTTTCAAAAGATCCAGAAACAGAGACGATAACTGTAACAACAGGAAGCGTTACAGCTGCGATTAGCGGTAGCACTGTAATGCTTGATGTAAAAGATGATGCCACGCATATTGCAGTCGCTGAAACAACCAAAGGGGTTATTGTAACAGATAAAAATGGTAAATCAATGACATTACAATCTGGCGAAGGAATTTCTGCAACACCAAATGGAATGACATCTTCAAGTCCAAAGAGTGTTGATGTAAAAGACTTAACATCTTCATCACCTTTATTTAATGAAAAAGGATTGCCACCACTTGCTAATGAAGCTTTAATTAAAGGTGTTACTAGCGCACAAGAAACTGCAAAAGCCCAAGGCATATCTTTTGCTAGTGAAATAAATGATGTAGTATCTGGTAGAATTGATAGCGCAACTGCTTTAGGTAAAGTTGATGGAGGTGATATTCCTGATATTGATACTGCTGCTGGTTCTGAAGTATCAACTAGTCCTGCACCAGTAGGTAGTGGAGCAGGAGCAGTATCTAACTCACAACAGTTTAATCCTTTAATGAACCCTAATCTTGTACCACCAGTAACTTCAAATCCAAATCCTAGAGAAGCCACGCCAATTTAATCTGGTGTAAGCTTTATGTATGGTAATTAAAATTAAGAATTGGTGGACTAATTTAAAAACTTATGATAAGTTCTTTTTTATCTCATTTGTGCCAGCGATGCTTTTTACGTTTTGGGGGCTAAGTGACCTTTATATTAATTATTTTGATTTATTAAGTAGAGAAGACCACCTTCAATTCTTTCTTAGGTTTGCTTTTCCAATATCAATAGCTACCTTAATAACAGTTTTAGAACGCAATAAAAGACAAAAACTAATAGAAGACATTAAAGATTACTTAGACGAATAATTATTTTAGTCTTTCAATAAGATAAAATATATAAACAAAAACAGCAATACAGATTAATATAGTCGTAATAGTCATACAAAATCATTACACCAAGCGCAAAATACATAAATAAATAGCATTAATTTAAGTGTAATAATAGTATTATGCCAATACCTCAACCGCACAAAAATGAAAAACAACACGATTATATGAATAGATGTATGCATAAGGTTAATAAAGATAATCCAAAAATGGAAAATAAGCAACAAGTTGCAATTTGCTTAAATACTTATAGCAATCCCAAAAAGAAAAGCAAAGCAAACGAAATTGAAGTAGATTTTACAGAAGATATTAAAAATATGAATAAAATTAAAGAACCAACAAATACAGCTGTGACTGCACCAGCTCCAGAAATTAAAGCTCAAGATATATCTGATCTCCAAGATAACAAAAATACTGAATCTTTAGATGGGGAAAAAATTCAAACTACTTTTCTTCAAATGCAACACCAATATAAAATCTTACATTGGCAAACAACCTCATTTTCACAACATAAATCATTTGACGAAATAGTAAGTAGCCTAGTAGAAAATACCGATGAATTTATTGAAACTTATATGGGCAAATATGGCAGAGTGATTGCTGTCAATACATTTAATATTACTTTAGCTAATTATAAAGATACAGATTTAATAGCTCTTACAGATAAATATATTCAATTTTTAATTAGCTTATCTAATATGCTCGACCCCTCAAAAGACTCAGATCTATTAAATATTAGAGATGAAATTCTTAGTTCATTAAATCAATTAAAATATCTTTTAACATTAGCGTAAATTCATAATTAATTTAATTTTGTAATAATATATAGTATTCCTGTATCATATATTATGAAGCAAAAGCTGCCATTTTACGCAATATATTCTAAAAACGACAAATTTTTGCATGGGGTTTTCCCTAAAACAAAAGAAGGATTCCAATTAGCTAAAAAATATATAAAAACCAACCTTTCTAAAAGCAAAAAATCATCTTTTTTTATTAAATAATATCTTGAATATGGTCTTATTAAATACCCATAATATATTCCCAGCAGATCAAGTTGGAGGAATAGAAAAAAGAATAGAAGCTTTTATCAAATACTGCAAGAGTAATAATATAAAATTACAAATTATATCATGTAAAAAATTAAATCTTGAAAATTATATATACGTAAATGCTGAATCTGAATCAGAATTTATATTCTACTCAATGAATTTAATAAATCCAAACGATAAAGTAATAACCTATAATTTATCCACAGATTCGTTAAAAATCTTAGATAAAAAAAATATAAAAACAATAAACGCAAACTGCTCTGGTTTAGCAAAAAATCAAAGGCCATCAAGCCAAGTCTATTCTTCAGAAAATATAAAGTCTAGATTTTTATCATTTAATCAAATGAAATCTTATGAAAATTATTATAATAAGGAATATTCTTGCGTTATACCTCATGGACTATCTGATGAAGATTATTATTTTGATGAAAAAGAACAAGGCAAAAAATATTTCTTATGGTGCGCAAGCCTTGGCTGGGGACTACAATCAAAAGGTTTAGATTTATTTATTAATTTAGCGAAATTAAATCCAGAAGATAAATTCGTTGCTTATGGTGCGCCATGGAATAGTGATCAGTTAGAAGATTTTCTAAGAAATTTATATTTACCAAATTTTTCTTTTCATTTAACTTTAAAAGATGAAGACAAAAATAAAGTTTTTTCAAACGCAATTGCGCTTTGTCAATTTACAAGGCTCATAGAGTCATGTAATATAATTACCTTAGAATCTTACAGTAGAGGTGCACCAGTTATATCTTTAGACGAAGATCAAGGTGGAGTAACAAATAATTCTAAGTTTTTTGATTTAACGATGTCTACATTTGAAGACTTTGAAAGATTAAAAAATAAAGCATTAAAAATAGATAGAAAACAAATATTCGATTATGCAAAAGATAAATTTCATTGCAAAAACGAATACAACCAACTAATAGAGGAGTTTAACAAATGAATGTATATTTATGCGGAATAACACAAAACAAAAAAGATAAAATAGATGGACTAACAAAAGATGTTTATAGTCATTTTGATGGATTAATTTTTGTTGATGGAGGTTCTACTGACGGAAGTTTAGAACTACTAGAATCCAGAAAAGGCAAAGGCAAGATTATACATAGATCATGGACAAATGATTTTGATTTTCAAAACAATGAAATATTAAGACAAGGACCAATGAAAGTTGGAGATTGGTTTTTACTAAGGGATGACGAAGAAAGACTTAATCCAGATTTTACTAAAAACATAAAATCTTTTGTTCAAGATTTAGACAACAATAGAATTTCGTCTTGTTGGTGGCTAGGAAAAGGTTTTTTATTTAAATATTATGACGACATGTATTTTCAAGGTAATCCTCATTGGGGCATAGTTAATAATAGAGAAAGAAGAATAGACTTAGCTCAATATTTTGGGCATACAGACGATAATAAAGAAATAACTTGGAACACTAGATTAGGAAATAGAACTCAACAAGATATGTACAAACACCACTTGAAGTATTATTGGGTATATGGACGCTCTAATCATCTATTATTAGGTCGAGAAAATAATATAAAAGAATATCAAGAATTAGAGTCGAACAGGTTAAATTTCAGGCAATATTGTGCATTTAAATATAATTTAGATTATACAATAGAAAGTCTTCATAATTTCTTATTGACAAATAAATGGGAAAATGATAAGATATTTACTGATATGTTCAATAAAGAACCAATCCTACAAAAGTATTACTTATCTTTCATAAGAAATGTTCCAGTTGAACAAATAGCAGAAAAATGGGGAGTTTCAACATGAAGATTAGTATATATTCAACAGCATTTAATGTTATAGAAAAAAATTTTAATTATCAAGATGCAATCAAAAACTTCTTATATTATGCAGATGAAGTTTGTTTGGCTATCAATAAGAGCCAAGATTCATCTTTAGAAACAATCTCTAAATATGTAAAAGATAATAATTTTAATGTAAAAATCATCCCAACAGAATTTAGTTACGATGACCCATTTTGTTATGGTAAAATTGTAAACGCAGCCCTACAAGGATGCACAGGTGATATATGTATTCTACAAGATTTTGATGAAAGATTTGGTGGAAATAAGAACTATTTAATTAAACTTTGCGAGCAATTATTAGCATTAGATCAAGTTAAAGCTTTTTTTGTCCCAGTCATAAATCTTTATGGAGACTTTTATCATTATAAAGATATAGGATTTAAATGGTACATTCATAAAAAAGGACTATATCGTGGAGCAGTAAATTTTGGAGTCAAGCAAGATGGAAGACCAGATTACGATAAAACTAGCACAGATGAATTAATAGATGAAAATTCAAATCTAGTCCCAACACTTAATCTTATGTATGCCTTAAATTTACAAGACCCATACGAATATATACATAAAGATTATCCATTCATTTATCACTTAGGGTATACAAACTTTGATGATAGAATTAAAAGAAACCATTTTTGGAAACCCTTTTGGGAGAAAGCTACTGGAGGAGACAAAAACTCTCATTCATTAAATAAGAAAGATTTAGAAATAGAAAACCTAAAAGAAACCAAAATTAATTTATGGAAAACAATTTAGATCTACCTTGTATAATCACTTTATATTTGGATTTAAGTTCATTAATAAAAAATAAAACTCCATCCTTATATTTAGAATATTTTTCTAATCTTTTAGATATAAAAAATGATATAATACTTTTTTATGATGAAAAAATAGAAACCGAACTTAAAAAATTAATTGAATTAAAAAATAAAAAAAATATTACTTTATTTAAAATTAATGAAAAGTTTTTAATAGACAATACTCATGCTTGGAAAAACTTAACTATCTCAAAACAAATATTAAATTCTGATTATTTTCAAAAAATAAAAGTTAGAAGACCTTGCAGGGGTACAACTCCAGAAGTAAATCATGTAGAGTATAATTTAATAAATTATTCAAAAATAGATATTATTAATTATGTTATCGAGAATAATTTATCTAATCATGAATATTACGCTTGGTTAGATTTTGGAATTTTAAGAGAAAAACGTCATATGCCAAAAGATTTTACTTATAATCCAACAGAATGTTTTCTAGATAATAATAGTCTACATATGATGGCTTATACAGAAATTTTAGAAAGATGGAAATTACCTACAGATTGGAATTGGGAGTTTTTGTTTTTTTGGAAAAAAATATGGGGATGTAGTATATTTTCCCATAGAAAAAATTTTAAATTTATTCAAGAAAAATTTCATGAAGAATGTAATATAATGTTTAGTTATAATTTAATAGATCATGATGAACCCGTTTGGCTTATGTTAAAAAGTCGATTTCCAGAATTAATAAAAATATATAAATTTGAACCCTTTGTACATCCATTGGAAGTAAAAAAACCATCTAAAGGCTTAATTATATTTTAATATAAATCCGATGAAACATTCTTATTCTCAAATCCAACAAGACGTTATAGTAGATCAATTATTAAAAAATAAAGAAAATGGCTTTTTTCTAGACGTTGGGGCTGGATGGTACGACAAGCTTAGTAATAGTTGTTTTTTTGAAAGAAATAGAGGCTGGAAGGGAATAGCTATAGAATTAGCTGAAAATAATATTTATGGTAAACCATATGCTACTGGATGGGAAATGTTTAGAAAAAATACTATTTTTTTAAAACAAGACGCAACAATTATAAATTATCAAGAAATGCTAGAAAAATATAAAGCTCCAAAAATAATAGACTATTTAAGCCTAGATTTAGAACCTCCAGAGATTTCTTTAACTGCTTTACAGAATATCATGAAATCTGATTATATATTTAGAGTTATAACATACGAAGTAGATTTCGCAAGACAAAAAGCCACAATAAATCCCTCAAGAAAATTACTCGCAGAAAATAATTATATTTTATTAAAAGAACTAATCTATGATTGGGACGGTAATCATCCAGATAATCATGTAGATGACCTTTGGGTACATAAATCACTATATTTAGATTTAATATTAAAACAAATTGTATAAATTATAAGGTATTTTTTATATTATATATAAATGAAAAATAATTTCCAAGAAACCTATTATGGCAAAAAAATAGACACTTCCAATATTCTTAATATCGAAGATGCCAGTAGGATAATTAACGGAAGGAAAACTGTAGTTATAACTGGGGTGACAGGACAAGATGGAAGTCATATGGCTGATTTTTTACTTAAAAATACAGATTATCTAATTTTTGGTGGAGTAAGAAGACTCAGTGTGTATAATCATAAAAATATTAAACATATTAATTCTGATAGATTTTATCTTATTAATTTTGATTTAACAGATTCTCATGCTATATCTAGAACTATAGAAAAACTTCAACCAGATTACTTTATTAATTTTGCAGCCCAAAGTTTTGTAGCCAGTAGTTGGGATTTCGCCCGTCAAACTTGGCAAACAAATTCGACCGCTATTTTAGACATCCTTGAAGCGATTAGGCTTTATAAGCCATCTTGTAGACTTTACCAAGCTGGTTCTAGCGAAGAGTTTGGAAATGTAGAGTATACTCCTCAAGACGAAAATCATCCATTAAAACCGAGGAGTCCATATGGGGCAAGCAAAGCAGCCTCCAGGCAACTAGTTAAAGTGTATAGGGAATCCTATAACCTCTACGCAATTCAAGGGTGGTTATTTAATCACGAAGGAATTAGGCGAGGAGAAGAATTTGTAACTAGAAAAATTACAAAAAATATAGCAAGAATTTATAATGCAATAAAAAATAAAGAACAATTTAAACCACTTGAATTAGGTAACATAGAGGCAAGAAGAGATTGGAGCGATGCAGAAAATTTTATAGAAGGCGTATGGATGATGCTAAATCAGGATTTTTACAATAAAAGCTACAATGGAACACCCGTCGAATATGTTTTTTCATCAAATGAATCTCATACAATTAAAGAGTTTACTGAAAAAGCATTTTCTTTTGCTGGAATAAGAGGTAGATGGGTTGGTGAGCGTGAGCATATCATGTATATTTCCGAAGATGACAACAAAGTTCTTGTCCAAATAAATCCTAAATTTTATAGACCAGCAGAAGTCGATCTACTCTTAGGAGATTCCGCAAAAGCTAGGCGAGAACTAGGGTGGAGACCCAGAGACACATTCGATGATTTAATTAAAAAAATGGTTGAACATGATATTAAAAATTATTTTATCCAAGAATAGATGAACGTAAAGAAACTTAATAATATATCTATTATAGGAATAGGTAAACTAGGTTTATGCTTTGCTCTTACGTTAGAGAAAGCTGGGTATAAAATTTTAGGATTAGACGTAAACGAAGAATACATTAAATTAGTAAATAATAAAACTTTAAAATCTTCAGAAAAAAACGTAGAAAATTTTTTAAAAAAAAGCTCTAATTTTACAGCTACGTTAGATTTAAAATTAACGATAGATCACGCAAATATTATTTTTGTAATAGTGCCAACCCCTTCGTTAGAAAATGGAGAATACGATCACAAGCAAATAGATATTTTGATAAATAATTTAATTCAATTAGGAACACAAAAAGAAAAAAAACATTTAATAATTTCTTCTACTACGATGCCAGAATATTGTGATTCTATTCAAGAAAAATTAAAAAATTACAATTATATTGTTAGTTACAATCCAGAGTTTATCGCCCAAGGCTCAATACTTAAAAATCAAATGTTTCCCGATATAGTTCTAATTGGCGAAGGATCTATTGAAGCTGGAGATATTATAGAAAAAATTTATTTAAAACATACTATAAATCATCCTAAAATACACAGAATGTCAAGAACTGAAGCAGAAATATGTAAAATTTCATTAAATTGTTTTCTTACAACTAAAATAGCCTACGCAAATATGATAGGAGATATAGCGATAAGGAGTAAATGTAATCCTGACAAAATTCTATCTGCAATTGGCGACGACTCAAGGATTGGAAGCAAATACTTAAATTATGGTTATGGATTTGGTGGCCCCTGTTTTCCTAGAGATAATATAGCATTATCAATCTTCGCCAGTTATAAAAATATAAACGCCGTAATAAGTAAAGCTAGCGACGAGTCAAACAATTTGCATTTAGACTATCAAATTATAGATTTTATAAATAAAAACCCAAATAAAAACATTGAAATAACCATAGACTCCGTGAGCTACAAGAAAGGCACAAATATTTTACAAGAATCTCAAAAATTAAAATTTGCTTTAAAACTTTATAATTTAGGATACAAAATACTCATAATAGAAACAAAAGAAATAATAAAGATTTTAAAAAACAAATATGGAGATATATTTAAGTATAGAAATATAATTTGATTTTTTAGTCATATTACGATATAATATAAAATATGCAAAAAAAAGCTATTGTTTGTGGTGCAGGCGGATTCATTGGTTCGCATTTAGTTAGAAAATTAAAAAACGAAGGATTTTGGGTAAGAGGTGTTGATTTAAAAGCGCCTATGTTTTCCGAAACATTAGCGGATGAATTTCTAATTGGCAATTTAACCGATCCTATTTTTGTAAAAAATATCATATCTGAAAATATAGATGAATTATATCAATTAGCTGCTGACATGGGCGGAGCTGGATATATATTCACTGGAGAGAATGACGCAAATGTTATGCATAATTCAGCTTTAATTAATTTAAATATAGCTCACGAAGCAGTTATCAAGAAAGTAAAAAAAGTTTTTTATAGTTCTTCTGCTTGCATTTATCCAGAACATAATCAATTAGACCCAAATAACCCAAAATGTTCAGAAGAGTCAGCTTATCCAGCAGCACCAGATAGCGAATACGGTTGGGAAAAACTTTTTAGTGAAAGACTATACTTGGCATACAAAAGAAATTATGGCCTAGACGTTCACATCGCTAGATATCATAATATTTTTGGTCCAGAAGGAACTTACAAAGGAGGAAAAGAGAAGTCTCCAGCTGCACTTTGCAGAAAAGTAATAGAAGCTAAAGATGGCGAAGATATTGAAATTTGGGGAGATGGAAAACAAACTAGATCATTCCTATATATAGATGAATGTATAGAAGGGACAATCAAATTAATGAGATCTCAATTTGAAGGCCCAATTAATATTGGATCAGAAGAAATGATTTCAATTAATGATTTTGGTAACATGATTATTAATTTAAGTGGTAAAAAATTAAAAATTAAAAATATTCCTGGTCCATTAGGCGTTAGGGGCAGAAACTCCGATAATAAATTAATTAGACAAAAATTAAATTGGGAACCATCCAAACCTTTAATCAATGGTATTAAGCAAACTTTTGAATGGATACAAAATCAATTATCATAACGAATGAATAATTTTAAAAAAAAATTTTAATAACAGGGTCATCGGGTTTAATCGGATCTGAAACTGTATCATTTTTTTATTTACAGAATTACGAAGTACATGGGATCGACAATAACCAAAGAGCTATATTTTTTGGCCCTAATGGAGATACCCGTTGGAATCAATTAGAAATAAAAAAGAAATATAAAAATTTCACACATCACGAAATAGACGTAAGAGATAGAAATAGCATATTAAATTTAATAGAAAAATTAAAACCAGATATCATAATTCATACCGCAGCTCAACCAAGTCATGATTTAGCAGCAAAAATTCCATTCGATGATTTTGATACAAATGCTGTTGGAACATTAAATTTGCTAGAAGCCTCTAGAAGGTTTTGTCCAGATGTTATTTTTATACATATGTCCACTAATAAAGTTTATGGAGATAAACCTAATCAAATAAAATTAAGAGAATTACAAACAAGATGGGATTACGAAGACTACAATTATGCAAACGGTATTAACGAAGACTTTTCGATAGACAATAGCAAACATTCTCTTTTCGGTGCCTCTAAACTAGCTGCAGATATAATGGTTCAAGAATATGGTAAATACTTTAATATGAAAACTTGCTGTTTAAGAGGTGGATGTCTTACGGGGCCAAACCATAGCAGTGTTGAGTTGCATGGATTTTTATCATATTTAATAAAATGCAATATAGAGCAAAGAGTATTTAAAATTTATGGATATAAGGGGAAACAAGTTAGAGATAATATTCATTCTTTAGACGTAGTTAACTTTATGATGAATTTTATAGAGTCTCCAAAAATTGGAGAAGTATATAACTTAGGGGGAGGTAGAGATAATAGTTGCTCCATATTGGAGGTGTTTTCAAAAATAGAAAATATAACTGGCAAACAAATGAAATATGAATATACAGAAAAAAATCGAGAAGGCGACCATATTTGTTACATATCAGATTTATCTAAAATTCATAAACACTTTCCTAATTGGAAAATAACAAAATCTTTAGATTTAATCTTATCTGAAATAGCCGATTCTTGGAAAAAAAGAATAAAAATTGATTGTAATTAATATTTATTTATTGTATTATAGCATCAATGCATAGCCATAAACTTTGCCAATTTATAGTCAAAAAATATGTAAAAGGTACTATTAATTGGCCAAGAGAAATCAAAATCGCACAAAGATTAATCAAAAAATTTAAATCTTTTGATTTTTGGGATAACTTACAGGAACTAGGATCTCCACCTCCTTCATTAGCTTGGTTTTTAAAATCAGAAGGTAAGGCTTTCTTGTTAAAAGAATATGAATCTTTTAATATTAATTTAAATAAAGAAAAAATAGTTCTTAATGAAAATAAAACAGGAGAAGATAAAAAAGTTTGCCAAAAACCTAAAACTCTGTTAGAATTTATAAGATATGGGAAGAAAACCTAAAGAAGAAGCCGTTGAGTCAACTGGCCCGAGTGCGTCAGATAGACTATTATCATTTTTAAAAGACAATAAAGAAGATCATTATAATTTTGAAGATGAAGTATATTACAAGGTATCTACTGGTAGTTTAAACCTGGATATCGCTACAAGTGGTGGTTTATCTCCAGGTTTACATAGATTTATTGGGATGAACGAAGGAGGTAAAACTTCAGAAGCACTTGAAGTTACAAAGAACTTTCTTAAGTCCGTAGAAAGCTCTAGAGCCTTACTTTTTAAAGCAGAAGGAAGATTAAGTAAAGAAATCAAAGAGCGTTCTGGAATTAAATTTGTATCTGATCCTAAAGAATGGGTTGACGGAACTTGTTTTGTATTTGAATGTAATATTTTTGAAACCGTTTCAGAATTAATGAAAGATCTTATTCAATCTAATGATGAGAATAAGAGATATATGTTTATTCTGGATTCAGTTGACGGATTAATGACAAAGGGAGATTCCCAAAAAAGCATGACCGAAGCGACCAAAGTTGCGGGAGGAGCAGTTATCTCATCAATGTTGATGAAGAAAATTTCCCTTGCTCTTTCTAAGCGTGGCCATATGGCTATTTTTATTAGTCAAGTTCGATCAGATATTAAACTTGATCCTTATGCCGCGAATAAAGATATTCGTCAAACTACAGCCACTGGCGGAAATGCATTATTACATTTTGCTAATTGGATTCTAGAGTTTGAACCAAAATTCAATAAAGATCTTATTCTTGAAAAGCCAAATGAGAAATACGATGCAGTAAAGAATAAAATTATTGGACATAATGTTAAGATTGCAATCAAGAAGTCAACAAATGAATCTACAAATTCAAAAGTTCAATATCCAATTAAATATGGTCGCAAAGACGGTTCATCCGTATGGAAAGAATACGAAGTAATTGATCAAATTCTTGCTTGGGAATTCGCAACAGCAAAAGGAGCATGGGTAACATTTTCTGATGATATTATTGAAGAACTTAAGAAGGAAAATCTTGAACTTAAAAAGCAACATCAAGGAGTAGATAATCTTAGGTCTTATCTAGAAGAGAATAAACCAATTGTTGATTATTTTTACAGTAAATTTATTAATACTCTTACCTCATGAGACTATTAAATGTTAACGGAACTCTCGTTAACAAAAACGTAAGAAATTATCTAATAGATTGGCAAGGTAAAAGTCGCAGTAAACTTCAATTTAAATTTAAACAATTTTTCCTTCCCTACTGGAAGAATCATATAGTTTATGAGGAGTTTCCAGTTTATGGAAGTATGCTTAAAGTTGATTTATTAAATGCAACTAAAAAGATAGCGGTTGAGATACAAGGTAATCAACATGAATCCTTTAATAAATTCTTTCACGATAATTCACGATTAAAATACCTTCAAAGCATAAAAAGGGATGTGAAAAAAGAAAAATGGCTCGAAATGAATGAATTTAAATTTCTTGAGCTTTACGAATTTGATTTAAAAACCCTATCACCACAATATATAGAAGAAAAGTGCGGAATTTTAATTATTTAAGTGTAAAATAGCTAGTGACAAATAAGAAAAAATTTAACTTTCCAGACTCCTTATTAAAGCAAATTGATGAATGCAGTTTCGGCGGATATATTATGTTTAATTTTTCAAATAAAGGCGATCCCCAGGTTTTTACTAAATTCGATAATCAAATAAATGCTATGGCTTTATTATATTATTTAAACACGTGGAGCCAAAGTATTGATCAATTAAATTTAGAAGCTACAACAGATTTACTTGCTAGAAAAAATGATAAAGACAGCGAATACCAAGATCAAGACGAAGACGAAGACCAAGAATAACTTGACTTTTAAATTTTAAATTGGTATCATATAAGACTGGATGATTTACTCCTTACAAGTAGAAAGACATGTATTAAGCGGTTTATTAAGGCATCAAGATTTATTTGCCGATATAGATGTATTTTTAACTGAAAATGATTTTTATAATAACGTCCATTCAACAATATACTCTGTATTTAAAAATGTCAAACATAAGGGCGAAAATGTAGACAAAATATTACTTGCAGAGAAAATCAAAAATTTAGGTATATCATTTAAAGATGAGATTAATATATTTGATTATATTGATAATTTAAGCTTTTCTCAAATAACAGAAGAAGCTACAATGACTGCATGCAAAGAATTAATCAAATTAAGAATAAGAAGAGAGATTTCTCAAACAGCTGATAATCTCAAAGAATATGTAGTAAAAAATTCAGAAGATTCAGTAGATGAAATCATTGGCAAAATAGATGGCATTTATAATAAAAAAATATCATCATATTCAGAAAATGATGTACCAATTAATATTTTTGATGGAGTAGAAGACTTAATTGAAGAAATTGGAAACTCTCCAAAAGATGATACAGGATTGATTACCCCATATTCAGAATTCAATAGAATGTATGGTGGGTTAAAAAATGGAAATATTTACGCAATAGCAAGTAGACCTGGTCAAGGTAAATCTACTTGGCTTAACGATATATGCTTCAAGACAGCAACTAATCCCAAAAATCAAACTAAGACTTTAATTTTAGATACAGAAATGCAAACAATAGATATTCAATTAAGAATGGTTGCATCATTAAGTGGCGTTCCAGTTTGGTATCTTGAAACAGGTAATTGGCGAAAAAATGAAGAAATGACAAAAAAAGTAAGAGAAGCTTGGACTAAAGTTAAAAAGTATGAATACTTTCATTACCATGTAGGTAGTAAAAACATAGATCAAATTTGCTCTATAATTAGAAGATGGTATTTATCAAAAGTTGGTAGAGGAAACCAAGCGATGATAGCTTATGATTATATAAAATTAACTGGAGAAAAAGTCGGTCAAAACTGGGCAGAGCATCAAGCTATTGGAGACAAGATTGATAAACTCAAAAGGATATCAGAAGAGATTCATTGCCCAATAGTCACAGCAATGCAATTAAATAGAACGGGAGAAAGCTTTAACAGAAAAGGTTCAGAAGTGGTTGACGATAGTTCAGTGATATCCCTTTCTGATCGACTTCAATGGTTCGCTTCTTTCGTAGCAATCTTTAGAAGAAAAACTTTAGATGAATTAACTCTTGACGGACAGCAGTTTGGAACGCATAAACTTATTCCAACGAAAACAAGATTCCAAGGTAAAGACGCTGCAGGGCATCAAGATTTAGTTCGTAGATTAGATTCTACTGGCAAGGAAATTTGGTCGCAAAACTATTTAAATTATCAAGTATCGAACTTTAATATAGAAGAAAGAGGTTCGTTGGCCGATGTAGCACATAGACAAAGAGAGCAATATGAATTAAATGATCAAAACGCAAACGACGGAGAGTTGCTATGAATGTAGATTTAATATCAGTTACAAAACCAGAAATTAAAGGAATTAAAAATGCAGAAGATTTAGTTGCATTTTGCGCTAGAGTCAGTAACCCATCCAATCAAATGCATACCGAAACTGCCCCAAAATTATTAAAATTCTTAATTAAACACAAACATTGGAGTCCATTTGAACTAGTCGATATGTGTGTTGAAATTAAAACTAGTCGTGGAATTGCTGCTCAAATTTTAAGGCACAGATCATTTAGTTTCCAAGAATTTAGTCAAAGATATAGTCTTGCAAATGAGTTCGAGGATATTGAGCTTCGTTTGCAAGGAGACAAAAATAGGCAAGTAGGCGAAAATCTTATGCCAACTAATACAGATGCATATGATAAAGTTAATGAGATTCTTATCGAATCTTTATCGCTTTCTCAACATTGTTACGATACAATGATTGAAAATGGAGTCGCAAAAGAAGTAGCGAGAATGATATTGCCTTTAACAACTCAAACGACAATGTACATGAAAGGCTCGCTTAGAAGCTGGATTCATTACATTGATTTGAGAACAGAACAAAATACTCAAAAAGAACATAGACTTATTGCAGAGAAATGCAAAAAGATCTTTATTAAAGAGTTTCCTGTAATAAGTGAGGCATTAGAATGGATCAAGTAAATGTTTATCAAATCCTAACTGATTTGGGGTATAAATTAAAAGATTGTGGCAAAGAATATAGAACTAGACCTCTTTATAGAGATAGCGACAATGATACAGTTTTAAAAATTTATAAAGATACAGGACATTGGTTTGATTTTAAAGAAAACATAAGTGGAGATTTCAGTTCATTGATAGGCATGACTTTGAAATTAGAAGATTTAAATAAAGCTAAAGAATGGTTAAGAAATAAAAATTTTGCATTTTATAAACCAGAACCAACAGACAAACCCCTTTTAAAATCCACAAAAACATTTGATGTAGAATTACTTTCTAAATTACAAAATAATCACAACTACTGGATAGATAGAGGCGTATACCAAGAAGAATTAATTAAATTTAAAGGCGGAATAGCCACAACTGGTAAAATGAAAAATAGATATGTTTTTCCAATTTTTGATATTAAAAATAATATAATCGGTTTTTCTGGAAGAGATGTTACTAATAAATCAAAAATAAAATGGAAGCATCTTGGGGAGAAGAGCGAATTTTTATATCCATTATTTTTAAATCAAGAAGCGATAAAAGAACAGAAAGAAATATTTCTAATAGAAAGCATAGGAGACATGCTTAGTCTTTGGCAAGCTGGAATTAAGAATACAATAGTTACCTTCGGAACAAGTTTAAGTTTATCTATATTAAATTATGCATTAAAATCAGATATTAAAAATATATATATTAGTTTAAATAATGATTCTAATAAAAACAATGCTGGAAATATAGCTGCTGATAAAACTTACTCTAGACTCGCAAGATATTTCGATAAAAATCAAATTAAAATAGCCCTACCAACTAAAAAAGATTTCGGAGAGATGAATAAAGAGGAAATATTACAATGGCATCAGAAAATAAAAATTTAAAAATTCTTTCCGCTTCTAGAATCAAAACTCTTGAAACTTGTTCGTGGGTTTATTGGAATAATTATCACACGAAAGTTCCACAAAGTCAAAATGACGGAGCTTTGAGAGGGACAATATGTCATACTGTTTTTGAATTATTATTAAATAAAAGACACCTTAAAAATTATAAAAGAATAATAAAAAAGAACGCAATAAATGGAGACGAAGGAATAGATAGATTAGTTAAAAAATTGTCAGCCAAAGTTAAACTAGATGAAAGTAATTATAAACTATTAAACGATATGATTTTAGTTGGGCTTAAAAATGACTTTTTTGGAGAAGGAGGAGATATAGTTAAGCCAGAGTACGACTTTAATATTATAAATGAAGAACCCAAATATCATATTAAGGGATTTATAGATAAACCAATTAAAATCAAAAAAGAAATGCATATAATAGACTATAAAAGCTCTAAGTATAAGTTTAGGGGTGACGATCTTGAAGCCAATATTCAAGCCATGATGTATAGTTTAGCTAGTAAAAAATTATGGCCAAAATTAAAACCTATAGTTAAATTCTTATTTTTAAGATTTCCAAAACAACCAATACAAGAATTATCTTTTGATGAAGAGCAAATTAAGGGATTTGAACATTATTTAGAGCATATTAATGACTACATAAATAAATTTGACGAAAACTCTGCCAAAAGTAATTTCGCTATTGATAATGAAAAAAATAGATGGATGTGTCAAATTGGTGGATGGAAATGCCCATATAAAGATTCTTATGAATATTATGTTAAATTAAATGATAAAAATGAAATAATTGAAACTAGCTTAGATAATAATTTCAAAAATCTTGAGGGGTTCAAGATAGAAACTAGAATTTATAATGGATGCCCAAAATTCAAAAATCAAGTCAAAAAAAAGGATGATTTTTTAGAATAAATTTAAAATTCTAATATAATGAATATATGATCATGACTAAGGTTCAAAAAAGTGGTATAGAACTATTCACAATAGATAATTTTTTATCTCCAGATAAATGCAAAATATTAATTGATTTAATAGATCAAGACGCAGTAAGGTCGGTCACTGCAACAGAAACTCCAGGAGAACTTTCTCAAGTAGTAGAAAATAGAACTTCTTATTCCAGCATATTGGATGAAAAAAGACACGCGTTAATAACAGAAGTTAACGACAAAATGTCTGATATCTTGAATATACCCAAAACAAGAACCGAAGTCTTACAGGGGCAAAGGTATGAGGTAGGTCAACAATTTAAGGATCATTTTGATTGGTTTGAAGGAAAGAATTTGAAAGAATATGTGGGGCAACAAGGAAACAGGCTTTACACCTTCATGGTCTATTTAAATGAAGATCTTGAGGGGGGTGAAACAGAGTTCCAAAAAATAAATATTAAATTTAAACCTAAGACAGGAATGGCAATAATTTGGAAGAATCTTAATTCAGATGGTACAGGAAATCGTTCAGCTCTTCACGCTGGAAGACCAGTTACGAAAGGTAAAAAGTACATCTTAACAAGATGGTTTAAAGAATATGAAGTAAATCAAGTTCCAGAAGACTTTATTAAAAAAATTTCAAATATGAATATTAACACAAACACAGAAGCATCTAAAAAAACTTTTTCTTCTCATGATGAAGTTCCTAAGTTCCATCCAATTGGTTTTGAGGTAAAACAAGTCCCAGAACAAACTTTCGCTTTGATTAAAGACGCGTATGAAATATTAAAAAATGTTGTAAAACCAGAAAGAGACGCAGAACCAGGAAACAATGGAGTTTTACAAAATAAAGACAATCAACATGCAACAGAATTGATGTCAATTGATAATTTAAATACTATAAGAGAAATAATTTTAGACCAATTAAAACCCATTCATGAAGAATGGGCTAAAACTCCACTTATAAAATCTGCATGCTATGGAATAAGAAGTTATAAAAATGGTTCATTTTTAAAATCACATTTAGATAGATTGCCAACTCATCATATTTCTACTATTATAATTGTAGATAGAAAAGGTGATAAAAATTGGCCATTAGACATAAAAGATCATAATGGAAATTGGCATAAAATATATGCCGAAATAGGCCAAATGATCATGTATGAATCCGCTACGTGTGAACATGGAAGAATAACTCCATACGAAGGTGAATATTTTAGAAATTTATTTGTGCATTACAAATTGAAAGATTGGACGTTTGTTCAAAAATAACACTATTCATACCTGTTATTAGAGTGTAAATCCAGTATGGATTACCTTATCGTAAGCACAAGTGTTTGCAGCTATCAATTATGGCAAATAAAATTATTATATTGGTCATTTAAAAAAGTTAATCAATCTGGCAAATTTATAATATTATTGTCCGATGATATTAGGCACCATCCAGAAAATAAAGCTTTAGATATAAAATATGAAGACTTTTTAATAGATCAAAACGTACAAATGGTTAAATTACCCGACTGGGCAGAAGAGTGGACTGTAGCAAAGCATGATTGGCACGGAGGCATACCAAATAAATATAAATCGATAGAATGGTTATGCGAAACTAATTATTTTAAATTTAAAGATTCTGATAAATTACTATTTGTTGATCCAGATATGTGTTTTGCAAAACGTATAGAATATGATCAATTAGAAGATGATCAAATTATTGGGCAGATTTTCCCAAATGCTGATCAATTTTTTTCTAGATTTTTTGATTTATTCGCGGATTTTCCAGAATTTTTTGAATACACGAAAACAGAATCTATAATGTATCCTTTTGTTATAAATTTTTTAACCCTTAAAAAAATATCTAAAAAAAATACATCTTATTCAGAATTGGTTAGAGAAAGAACAAAAGAATGGATATCTGACATGTTTGGTTTAGACTTTTCTTTAAAATCAGAAAATATAAATATAAAAACAATAGAAGACTTAGGAACATGTACGGATTGGTATAATGAAAATAGAAAAATAATAGGAAATATTATTCATTATCCAAACATTATAAAAGATAAAAATGATAGTGAAAAAAATCTTTTTTTTAAACAAGAATACACCAATAAACAAAAACAACATATTGATTTATCTTTATGTAAATTTCCTATAGATAATTTATTGCTAACAAATTTAACGCAAAGCAATACGGATTATTTATATTACTTAAAATGGGATTTTTCTAATGCTTTAAAAAATTATAACGGAGAATCAGGATATCTAATACTAAGTCCTTGGATGGCGGGTTTTAATAATTTAAGAATGTCTCTAGAATTGGCTTTTTCTATAGCATATTTAACAAATAGGAAATTAGTACTTCCACCAGCCTACAGAATCCCAAGTCCAGTTTATCGAGAAGAAAGCGCAATAGAAAACTATTTTGAATTAGACCAAGACTTCGGGATAAAACATTTATCATTTAAAGAATTTTGTAATATCAAAAACATAAATGAAGATTTAGAATCTGCAAAAAAAATAAGCAAAATTCTAAATTTTGATTGCATTAAAAATGTATTAAACTTTGAAAAGGTAATTCCGCCCAAAGATTTTTTAAAATTTAGAAATTATATAAACGCCGAAGATTACTTTACTAATGAAGAATGTATATTTTTAGATAAGAATTTACTTGGAGTGCCAGAGCAAACTATATATACCTCTTTAGACGCGGAGATTAAAAAATTAACAGGGAAATACGTTAGATATAAAACACAAATATTTGATATTGCATGGCAGTTTATTAATCTTTTGAAAGACAAAAATTATTATAGTATACATGTACGGCGCGGAGACTATGCAGACCAATACAAAGAATTGTTGATACCTGCAGAAGATATAATAGAGAATATTAAAAATATCATCCCTTTTGGCTCAAAACTCTATATAGCAACAGATCATAAAGACCAAGATTTTTTTAAGATATTTAAAGAAAAATATCAGGTCTATTTTTATAAAGATTTAGATAATTTATTAGAAGAGAAATATAAAGATATTCACCCAAATTGGATACCTATGATAGAGCAATTGATCTGCTCTAGATCAATAAAATTCGTAGGAAATAAATTATCTACTTTATCGTCTTTAATATATAGAATTAGAGGGTACATGGACGATATAGAAGATAAAAATTATTATATAAATACAGAAAAATTTCAAGAATCAAAACAATGCACTTTTTTAGAAGACAAGAATTATATTGGTAATTGGGCAAGATACCACAAAGATACTTGGGATTTTAAGAAAGAAAAAATATTCGTATCTATAGCCAGTTTTTGTGATACAGATGTCATAAATACAATAAGATCTTTAAATGAAGAAGCTTTCGATTCAGACAGAATCTGTATTGGTCTGCATTTACAGGACAGCGAAGATTTTTATAAAAAAATACTGTCTTATAATTTTAAGAATTTAAAGATTAAATTTACCCCTATAGAATTAACGAAAGGTGTTCATTGGGCTAGGAACAAAATAAAAGAAGAACTGTATAATGACGAAGACTATTTTTTACAACTAGATTCTCATAGCAGAGTTAAAAAAAATTGGGACAATATACTCATTAACCAATACAAAAGCTTCGGTTTAGAAAAAGTAGTATTAAGTACTTATCCAAACCATTTTGATAAGCCAGATAAAGAAGACGAATATTTAAATGTCCCAGAGCGCGAACGTTTTCCATTTAACGCACCACTTAAAATAGTTGGTTTCTATGATAATAATAACCCCAAAGATAATCGCTTGCAAGTGAAGAATATAGATTCATTAAAAGACTACGAAATGGTGGATGCATATTGGATTTCTGCTGGTTTCTTTTTTACGAGTAAAAAATGGTTAAAAGAAGTAGTTTATTCTGATTATATAGTCTACAAAGGAGAAGAAGACGTTATGACTTTTTTGAGTTTTTTAAAAGGATGGAATTTAAAATTAACTTCAGAAGCTACAGTTTGGCATAATTACAGTGCAAAATTAAAAAATCCAGCAGACAAAGCAGGCGCAGAGAATCCTGCCACAGGAGAATTATATAGGAAATATAATCAAAAATATTTTATAGAAGATAAATCCGTAAATTTAATAAATCATTATCTTTTTGAATACGATTACGAAAGGTCTATAGACGATTTACAAAACTATTTTAATTTAAAATTAAAAATCCCAGAAGGAATTAATATTAATAAAATTATAAAAAAACAAAAAGCTCTTAAAATCCAAAATAGTAAGGAAAAAGACGATAATTTAATACATTCATTAAATCCCACAATAAATTTTAATGTCCCAAGCTACAAAACAACGAATTGGTCGCTTTTACTTCCTAAAATAAGAGATTTTAAAAAAACTTGACAAATATATAAAAATATCATATCCTAATCTAGGTAATGATTCCAATTTTTAAATCACATTATTCTATAGGAAGATCTATTCTTACTCTAGAGGATAAATCTGAAGAGGATAATTATCCAGATTCAATAATACAAATATGTAAAAACAATAAACTAAACGAGTTATTTCTAGTAGAAGATAATATGTCTTCTTTTTTGGAAGCTTATTTTAATTGTAAAAGCAATAATATTAAATTAAATTATGGATTAAGAATATCTATAACAGAATCAATGATCGACAAATCTGATGAATCTAGAACTAAAAATTCAAAAATTATCTTATTTTTTAAAAATAAAAAAGGATACGAATTGTTAACCAAACTATTTAGTATTGCTGCTAAAGATGGATTTTATTACGAACCAAGACTTGATTATTCTACTTTGTCTAAAAACTGGTCAGAAGATTTAATATTAGCTATTCCATTTTATGACTCTTTTATATTCAATAATACTTTAAAAAATAATATATGCGTTCCCCAATTTGATTTTACCAAACCAATCGTTTTTTTAGAAGAAAACGAATTACCTTTTGATTTTATTATTAAAGATAAAATATTAAGCTTCGCAAAGCAAAATGAATTAGAAGTCTTTAATGTAAAAAGTATTTATTATAATAAAAGAAAAGATTTTAAAACATACTTAACTTCTAGATGCATCAATAATAGGAGTATTTTAAATAAACCAGAAATAGAACATATGAGTAGTAATGAATTTTGTTTTGAAAGCTGGAAGGAAAGTAAGTGATATTATGGACGAACATCTTTTAAGATATAATAAAAATAAAACATTGGTTTTTATTGATTGCGAGACATTTAATTTATGTCTTAATTTTTGTCACAATATTCCATGGCAAATAGCTATGCTAAAAGTTCAAGGTGATAAAAAAATTGATCAGAAAAACTTTTATTTAAAATGGCAAACAGATTTAAAAATAAGTCAAGACGCAGCAAGAATAACTAGATATGATCACAAAAAAGTCCAAAAGGAGGGGCACGATCCAAAAGAGATATTTCCAACCATTAAAGACTGGTTGGATAAAGCAGATTATATTATTGGACATAATACTTTAGGATTTGATATTTATTTAATAAAAGAGTATTATAAGTATATGGGATGTAATTGGCATCATTTAACTAATAAATTTATTGATACAAACGCTATAGCTAGAGGCATAAAATATGAAACTCCATACAACCCTAAAGATAGTTTGATTGAATATCAATATAAAATATATCATACAAGAAAAAAGAACGTAAAAAGCTCACTTACTTTCTTGGGTAAAGAAAACGGGATAGAACATGATTACGAAAAGCTTCACGATGCAATTAATGATCTTGACTTAAATTTAAAAGTATGGAATAAATTAAAATGGCAATTGGAGGTATAAAATGGGATCACTAGACGACATATACGACATGACACAAAAATTAGAAGATGGAAATATAGAATACTTGCTAATAACAATTCAAAAAGGTAAAAAGCAAGGGAAAGCAGATGTTTTTTACTATTTAAAAGACAGAGGCTCAATGAGGATTTTGGCTAAAGGACTAGATTCTTTTAATAAAGAAATAGACAATATAGAAAGAGACGAGCCAGGAACTAATGAATAACGCTTTAAAAGACAATATCTTTTCTGAAAAATTCTCTGATATAGATTTAGGTCTACACGGCGTTAGACTACCAGAGTTTAATATCGATTCATCCCTAAAGAGGCATCTTAATATAAGCGAGGATGTTGATAATTATGATTTTCTAAGAGCTTTATCTTTGAATGGATTTAAAAATTTAAATATAGACAAGAATAATAAAGATTATAAAAAATATATTGATAGAGCAAAATACGAATTAGAAACATTAAAAGAATTGGGTTTTATAGATTATATTTTATTAGTTTGGGATGTTATTAATTTTTGTAAAACTAGCAATATTCCAATAGGATTAGGTAGGGGTTCGGCTGCTGGGTCATTAATACTATATCTTATTGGGGTAACTAGGATAGATCCAGTTAAATATGACCTCTATTTCGAAAGATTTATATCCAAGATTCGAGCTAAAAAGCAGGTTGTTGACGGGGTAACCTATTTGGATGGTAGTTTAATGTGTGACGTTGATTTGGACATTTGTTATTATAATAGACAAAAAGTACTTCAATACTTGGAAAATAAATTTAAAGGAAAAACTAGTAAAATTTTAACTTTAAACACATTAAGTGGAAAATTATTAATAAAAGAATGTGGTAAAATCGTGGGCGAAAAAACAGAAGAAGAGATGACGAATATCTCCTCTTTAATTCCAAAGGTATATGGTCAAGTCAAAAACATCGAAGAGGCTTACGAAGAAGTTTCCAAATTTAAAGATTGGTGTGATGAAAATAAAGAAACTTATGAAATAGCTTTAAAACTCAGAGATTTAATTAAAAATAAAGGAGTCCATCCTTCTGGAGTTCTTTTATCTTATTATAATTTAGAAACAATTTGTCCTACTGAATTTTCATCAGACAAAGAGCCAGTTTCTAGTTTTGATATGAACTGGGTTAGTTTATTTAATATTAAACTCGATATTTTGGGTTTAAGAAGTGTTTCTGTAGTTGATGATGTTTGCAAAAGCATAGGCATCAAAGTAGAAGATATCGATTTAAATCATGAATCTATTTATAGAAATCTACAAGAATTAAGATCGCCTCACGGACTGTTTCAAATTGAAGCAGAAACTAATTTTAGAGTTTGTCAAAAGGTAAAGCCAAAAAGCCTTGAGGAACTTAGCGGAGTCTTAGCTTTAGCAAGACCTGGAGCATTACAATTCGTGGATAAATATGCTGCTCATACAAATTATCAACAATCAGAAAGTATTCATCCATTTTTCGATGAGATCCTAAAAGAAACTGGTGGAGTAGCCCTGTATCAAGAGCAGTTGATGAAGATGGCGAACAAAATCGGCTTCACTCTTGACGAAGCGGAAATCTTAAGGAGAATCGTTGGTAAAAAGAAAACAGAAGAAATCAAAGCGTGGAAGAAAAAGATCGAATTAAAGATTAAAGAAAATAAAATTCCAAAAGAAGTAGGAGAGATTCTTTGGAAGATTCTAGAGGATTCTGCAAATTATTCATTTAACAAAAGTCATTCGTTAGCTTATGCTGCTTTGGCAGCAGTTACAATTTATTTAAAATTTAATTATCCTCAACAATTTTTCTTGTCATTATTGAAAATGAGCAGAAATGAACCAGACCCAATTGGTGAAATCTCTAAGATTCAAAAAGAAATGCATGAATTCGACATCAAACTTCTTCCTCCACATATCATTAAATCAGAAATGGATTTCTCAACAGAAGATAAGGATATCAGATTTGGATTGCTCTCTATAAAAGGGATTAGTGATAAATCTATCGAAAAATTAAATAGCTTTAGAAATAAGTATTCTAATAAATTTGAAATTTTCCAAGCAGCAGAAGAAGCAAATCTTAACATTGGGGTTCTATCATCTTTAATTCAAGCTGGGGCATTAAGTGGTTTTAGTCAATCTAGAAGTAAAATTGTTCTAGAAGCTCAATTATGGAACATCCTAACTGCCAAAGAAAAAAAATATGCAATTTCATTTGCAGATAAATTTGATTATGATTTAATTAAAATAATTAAACACCTCAATAAATTTACTGACGAAAAAAATCATGTGGTTATTAAAGATAACAGATTAAACACTATTAAAGCAAAGTATGCGCCATATCTTGAAATTTACAATCAGAATAGTAAAAGCGAAAGTTTTGCAAATTGGTATTATGAAAAAAAGCTATTAGGATATACATACAACAAAAATCTAAGGGATATCTTTATTGAAAAGCGTGAGAATTTAAAATTTATATCAGATATCCTAGAAGAACCAATTAATTCAAAAGTAGCATTTGTGGGTCAAATAGAGGAAGTATATACTGGTGTATCAAAAAACGAAAAGAAAACTAGATATGTGAGATTAAAAATATCAGATGAAACCAGTTCTATTAGCGTATTAATATTTAATGATAACATTGAAAATAATAAACTGTTAAATAACAAAGCTTTTGAAGAAGGCAATATTGTTATAGCGAAAGGCTCAAAAAGAGATGATTGTGTATTTGGCGATTTAATAGCTATCCAAGATCATCAAATTTATATGAAATTAAATGATTTAAAAAAGATAGACAAAAATAGTTGACATAATTACATTATAATGATAATATATTATATATGATATCTTTTTATAAACCAAATAGCAAAAACACAGGAACAGCTTGTAGTTTCACAGTCAATCCAAAAGACGAATCCATATGGGGTTCATTAATTAAACAATCAGCATGGAATGAAGCTAAAAAAATAGGGTCATTTTCAGAAAATCAAAATAATCCAAATAAAAGTGTAAAAATCAAATTTTCTTTAACAGAAGCAGCAGGAATTTTAGACGCAATCGAAAGAAATGTAGAGTTTTCTGCGTACCATACTTCAGAAAAACAAACAACAAGGATAAAACTCTGTCCGTATATCAGAGATGACAAGCAAGTAGGCTATTCTTATTCAGTTAATAAAGAAGATAAGCAAAACAGTGAAAATAAACAGTCTTACTTAATTGGATTTTATTTTAATGAAGCTAGGTTATTAAAAGAATTTATCTCTTACGCTTTAAATGCTACTTTTGAATCTCAAAGAATTGAAGCAATTAAAAAGATAAAAAATGCACCAAATTCACCAAACGTACAGAAGAACGCTCAAGACGATAGTGAGCTTTGGTAATCGTGTCTAAAAAAAAGAAAATCTTCTACCAATCAGATTTTACTTTGGCTAAAACTGGATTTGGTAGGGCAGCTAAGGCGTTACTAACGTATTTATATAATACAAATAAATACGAAATTATTCATTACTGCTGTGGAATGCAGTATTCTAATCCAGAACTCAAAAAAACTCCATGGAAATCAATTGGATCTTTACCAGATAATCCTCAAGAAATAAATGAATTAAATAAAGATCCTAATTTAGCCAGACTTGCTAGTTATGGTGCGCATTTTTTAGACAAAGTAATTCACGAAGAGAAGCCAGATATTTATATTGCTGTACAAGATATTTGGGGTATAGATTTTGCAATAGATAAAAAATGGTTCAACAAAATTCCATCAGTTTTGTGGACCACATTAGATTCTTTACCGATTTTACCTTCGGCAGTAGAAAAAGCTAATAAAATTAAAAACTATTGGATTTGGAGCAATTTCGCTACTAAAGCTTTACATGATCTAGGTCACGCTCATGTCCAGACAATGCACGGACCCCTTGATCCTGCTGAATTTTATAGATTAGATAACTACAAAAGAGAAGAGCTTAGAAAAAAACACAATATCCCTTTAGATTCTTTTATTATTGGGTTTGTATTTAGAAATCAATTAAGAAAAAGTGTTCCTAATTTATTAGAAGGATATGCTCTATGGAAGAGGCAAAATCCTCAAATTAAAAATACATATTTACTATTACATACTCATTGGTCAGAGGGTTGGAATATTCATAAATTAGCCAAAGAATACGGCATTGATTTAAGAGAAATTCTAACAACATATATTTGTAAAAATTGCCATGAATACGAAATTAAACTATTTCAAGGTCAAGATTTAAATTGTAGATTTTGTAAGAGCGAAAAAAGTCAAACAACGACAAGCGTTGGTCTAGGCGTAACTGAATCACAATTAAATGAAGTTTATAATTTAATGGATGTATATTGTCACCCATTTACTAGTGGTGGACAAGAAATACCTATTCAAGAGGCAAAATTAACAGAACTTATAACTTTGGTAACTAATTATTCTTGTGGAGAAGAAATGTGTGAGCGAGAAGCTTATTCTTTAGAATTAGATTGGTCAGAATATAGAGAGCATGGAACCGAATTTATTAAAGCCTCAACAAAACCATCTTCAATAGCTAAACAATTAAATAAAGTATACAACATGCCTATTCAAAAAAGAAGAGAATTAGGTAAAAAAGCTAGAGAATGGACTTTAGAAAATTTCTCAGTTCAAACCATAGGAGGAGCTATAGAAAAATTTATTGATGATTCAGTAATCACGAATCACGACTTCTCTCTAAAAGAAGAAGAAAGAAATCCATTCGCTATTATTCCAGAAATAAAAGATGATACTGAATGGCTTATTTTTATGTATAATAATATTTTAAAAATGAAAGATATTAATGAAAATGATGACGGATTAAAATATTGGCTACAAGAAATTAAAAAAGGAGGCAAAAGAACTGATATAGAAAATTATTTTAGACAAGTAGCCAATAAAGAAAATCAAGAAAATAAAAAAGTATCATTTGAAGAAATTTTGGATAACGAAGGTCAAGAGAATAGAATTTTATATGTTATACCAGAAGCAATCGGTGATGTTTACATATCTACTAGTTTATTTGCTTCTATAAAAAAGCAATATCCAGATAAAAATTTATATGTGGCAACGAAACCAGAATATTTTGATATTCTAAAAGGTAATCCATATATTCATAAATTAATATCGTATATACCTCAAATGGATCAACTTTTATGGTTGGAAGGTTCTGGAGATCATAAGGGATTTTTTCAAATAGCATTCTTACCATATATAGGGACTCAGAGAATTTTTAATTATCAGCACAATGGAAAAGACAAAATAGCTTTTGATTTAAAACATGAATGATTATAAAATATTAGTGCCACAGCTAATCTCCCCTAGAGGGGCTTGGTTTATTTGGCAGAAAAATGCCTCAAATATATTTAATAATTTAACTTTTAAAAATAAAACTAGATGTGTTTACGATGGCTACATAGAAGGTAGCGAACATAAATACGCTAAATACGTTAAGTTAAGAAATAAAATATTAGAAGATAATCTAACTAATGATTATACTCATGTATTTTGGATGGACGTAGATATTATAGAATATCCATTTGATATTATAGAAAAACTGTTATCTATTTCGTCTAAGAATATAGTTGCACCATATGTTTATATAGAAGATAATAATTGGTGGCCATGGAAAAGATTTTATGATATAGATTGCTTTATAGATTCAAAAGGCTTTAAATTTGATTATAAACCACCTTATAATATTTCTGATGGGGATATTAAAACACAAGTAAAGTCTGTTGGGACATGCTTCTTGATTCCAGCCGAAGTACATAGAAATATTAAATATGATATAAATGACAACAGAAATGAGCATGTATTATTTTTTGAAAAAGCAAGAGAATTAGGATATAAAATAATAGTGGACCCGAACATAGAATTAAGGCATGCATTTTTACCAAAATACGGAGAAAATTTTCATTAATTTATGCATTTAATAGAATCATATGCTACGTCTTGCGGATTGAAAATAGATAAACCATTTATTTATACTAATTTTTTTCCATTAAATACACATAAATACATAAGCTTCCAACCGTTCAGCAAGCCTTCTAAAAACTATGATTATTGGCAAGATGTTGTTAATCTTATACATCCTTATTTAAAAAATGAAAATATAGATATAGTTCAAATAGGAAGTAAAGATGATCCTAAAATAGATAAATGTATATATACAGCTGGTCAAACAACTGTTCCTCAAGCGGCTTATATTATTCAAAATTCTATTTTACATTTTGGTGCAGATAGTTTTGGAGCTCATATGGCTTCTGGATTTGATAAAAAAATATTAGCTATATACTCTAATAACAACATAGAAAACGTTTCTCCTTATTGGTCTAAAAAAGAGAATTTAATTCTTTTAAAACCAAAAACAAATAAAAAACCATCTTACTCTTTCGAAGAACATCCCAAAAGTATTAACACAATAAAACCAGAAGAAATTGCTTCTGGAATATTAAGTCTCTTAAATATTAAACATAAAAAATTTTTTGAAACCATTTGTATTGGAGAAAACTATAACCAGAAAACACTAGAATTAATTTTAGATCAATTTGTTGACCCGAATTCAATAAATATAGAAAATTTAATAATAAGAATGGATTATTTTTTTAATGAACAAGCTTTGGAAATTTTATTAAAAGCAAAGAAATGTATTATTTTTACTAATAAAACGATTGACGTAAATCTTTTAAAAGCTTATAAAAATAATATTTTACAAATAATTTATATAATAGAAAAAGAAAATGATCCAAATTTTATAAAAGAATTAAAAAGAAACACTATAAATTTTGTAATGATCTCCAGCTTACCAGAAGAAATTTTAAATAAATATAAATTAAATTATATGGATTACGGTTTAATTATAAACAAAAAAGACCCAATAAAAGAGGATTTTAATATCAAATCATGTAGAAATTATAAATATTTTTCTTCAAAAAATATAATATCCTCAAAGGGTCATTTTAAGTCTAAATATGATTGGATTAATCAAAATGGCGATAATATCGTAGATGATCCAGAGTTTTGGAAAGAAGCACAAAATTTTTATATTTATAAAGATTGACAAATATATATATTAAGTATATCATTACTTAATCATGGAAGAAACAGTATCAACAATTATTCATCCTAATATATCATTTGAAGACACAACTGTAGAATCAAATATTATTAATAAGCCAGCGAAAGTCTTCAAAAGAAATAAATATGGTTTAATTGAAGACAATAATATTAAGTATATTTATAATGACGACGGTATAATAGATTGGCGAGCTATGGTGAAAACCCAGTATCTTGTACCGAATCGTCAAAAAACACAAGAAACAGATGTATCTAAATTAGAAGATAAGGATTTATTAATACTTTTGGGAGGAATCAAAGAATTAGCCCAAATTAGAGGATATACAGATGTTTCATATAAAGTTGTAGCTGCCTCAGATTCGTATTTCGCTACAAGCTGCAAAATAACTTGGATACCAAACTACGAAACAGACAACAGAATAGTCACTTTCGAAGCTCTTGCCGATGCTTCTCTCCAAAATACCAAAAGTTTTGCTAAGTTTTTTTTAGCTGCAATAGCTGAGAATAGAGCTTTCGTTAGATGTGTGCGTAATTTCTTAAAAATTAATATCGTAAGTCAAGAAGAATTAGGTGATGTAAAAATTATAGACGATTCATCTCCTAACGAAAATCCTACATCTCCGCATGTACTTCTTGAAAAAATAATGAAAGAAAAAAATATTGATTTTGAAAAATTAAAAATTAAATTAGTTAAAGAAAAATTTGAAAATGCAAATACAATATTTTCTATTTCAGATATACCAAAGATTAAAATTTTTGAACTTCTAGAGAGACTAAAAAAAATTAGCTAGGTACTATTCTCGCTAATACTTCTATAACTGTATTTATCCCGCCATTACAAACTTGCATTCGGAGAGGGTTATATAAATATCCACTTACAGTAACACCAGTTGGAAAGTTTGTAGAAGAAAGAGGTTTATTAGACCAAACAGGCATTTTATATATACCTCCATTACTTAATCTTTGTTCTTTAATAGTTAAAAATGCCCCCAGTCCTTCATAATAAGTATAGTTGTTGAGGGCTTCGGGTACAGCTGGTTTATAATAAGCATTGATATATTCACTGTTTACTTGCAGCTGCCCATCAACAAAAACTCCGCTTTGCACGATCAAATCACCAACAGATCCACTCAAAAGACTAGAAGAGCTGGCTTTATAATTAGATGATTTATACCATCCCATAGATTATTTCTTTCCTGTTATATAATTAATAATTACACTATTATTATCATTAGCATTGTCGTAACCACTTATGATTAATTTACCAGTTATCGCTTCATTGTCTGGATAATTTTTAGCTTTTATTGATAAATATATAGAATCAATTAAAGGGTCTATTATTCCAGAGCTTTTATAACTTTGATTTAATATAAGATTCCCAGTTTTAAAGCTTTTGATTCCAGTTAATTGATTATTTATATAATAGCCAGTTTGCATATCGAAAACATCAAAGAATGTTTTATTGTAAGGTAACCCAGTTATATTACCAGTAGCAAATACAATTGAATTATATGAAACTATACCTGTCCCAGTTATTTCACCCAAATAACCAGTTAAATTTACATTTTTAAAATTATAGACTGAACCAATATTATTATAAGAACCAGTATCAAATAGTTCTGATCCAACCAATAAATTGGTCCCATCATTATTCAAAGATACTATATTTCCGAATTTATTATAACTTTGAGTATAATTGATATTTCCTGTTATTTTTTGTTTTTCTGTCCATGAAAAGTTATTTTTTTCAAAAATGTAACAGCTTCCGCCACTAGTTAAATTAGAATAACTATCATATGGAGAACTTATACATAATAAGTTAGCACTTTTATTCATTGTTAAAGAATATCCAAAATTATCTCCAGCAGATGAATCTGAAGACTGCAATCTTTGGGATTGTTTATAATCAAACTCACCAAACATATCCCCAGTGAAGACATAGGCATATCCAGCATTAGAATTATTTTTTATACTACTGGACAAAATTGTATTTCCATCATAACTTACTTTTATTGAATAGCCCAAACTATCTCTAGCAGAAGAATTATTTCCAGTTAGTATTGCCTCTTCTTGCCAATAATCTATATTAAATTGGTTACCTTTGAATAGATGTAAAGATCCTAAATTTTGATATGATTCTACATATTTACCCGTGGCTCCTATCCCTATGACGTATCCATCACTGCTTAATGAAACCGAATGGCCAAAACCATCCTGGTCTTCTGGATTACTTGCATTTACTTGTTGTAATTCTCTCCAAACGTTTGTTTGATAAGCAAAGATAGATGCTACCCCCGCTCCAATATAAGTATTAAAACCTGTAATTAAATCTTTATTTGGCGTGCCAACCACTAGAATATTTCCATCTTTACTTAACTCCAAAGAATGACCAAATCTTTGTCCTGCGTGAGACCCACTTCCAGTTATTATTGTTGATTCTGTCCAATTTGAATTATTTTTATTAAATATATAAACTGCGCCTGCGCCAGTTAAAGTGTTAATACCTGTATTTAAATTTTTATTTGGTGAACTTATCGCTAAAACAGTCCCGCTATCATTCATGCTTAAAGCATATCCAAAATTATCTCCAGTAGTTGCGTTGCTCCCAGACAGAATAGCGGTTTGAATCCAATTATTATTTCCTGTAAAAATATAAACTAAACCAGCTCCAGTGTAATTGCCTATATTTCCAGATGGCGCAGATATAGCTAGAATACTATGATCATGATTAGAAGCGATATTGGATCCGAATAAAAAGTTATTATTAGAACTAGAACCAGTTAAAACTTTATTTTCATAATAATGATAATCATTAACAAAACTATTTGAATAATCATTTATACCATTTATTGAAAATCCACTTTTATTAAAAAATATATTTTTATAAATTAAATTTCCATTAAAAAATCCAGTGCTAGATAAAGATCCAGAAGTTGAATTCAACCCAGTTGCAAAAAATAAACCTTGCGCTACACCAGTTATGTATCCAGTTTTTTCTAGATTAGATAAAAAATCATATCCAGTAGCCGTCATACTTACTATTTTACTTAGTGTACTACTACCAGTAATTAAACCAGTTAAAATAACATTCTGTATTCCTGTACCAAGTATGTCTTGATAAAATAAACCAGTTTTACCTCCAAAATATTCTAAATTTAAACTTAAATTTTTAGGTAAATTATTATTTGATCCACTTTTTATATAAAAATTTAAATTATATTCTTGATTTTTAATATCGTTTATACCACTTACGGAATTGATAACATCGAAATCGAACCCTTGATTTAAATTTAAAATTACTTGAAGATCTTTAATAAAGTTTCCAGTAGCATTATAGATTCTACTTATTAAACCAAAATTTGTATATAAATTTAGAGTGATAGGATATACCGTGCCGTCATTTATTTGATTTTTCGTTGCATTTAACGTGTTTATTATAATAAAAGATGGAATATTTCCAGTCAAAACATCTAAATTAATAGAATTAACTGAAAATCCAGTTGGGGCAGTTACGACACCGCTATAAATCTTAAATTGAGATAAAGAGTTATTATTAATTGTACCAGTTAGAAGCCCACTTACATTGAATTTATTTAAACTTATATTATAATTAGGTACGTCTCCAAGTATCTTTAGATCCGCGTCAACCGTACATCCACTAGTATTTAAATAAAATTTATTTAAATTAAATGGTTGTTTTTTACCATTTAAACATAGTAGGTTTCCATCTATATAATAAGAATAAGAGATAGGATTTATACTACCAGACAAATTAATAGATTGGTCGTTTTTATAAAAATAAATTAGTCTGCCTTCTGGATCATAAAGTTTGGATTTATCAAAAATATAACTCACTTTTTCTTTTGGTATAGCGCTAGGATTTAAACCAGAAAAACCTAATTCGCAATAACCAGAAGAATTATTAAATTTTAAATCTATAGAAAAGCTTAAACCTGTTTGATGATTTAAGGATAAATTATTATTTCCAGAAAATATCATAAACTATCCTGTTATAGTCACTTTTCTTGTAGAAACTTTTTCCATAATTATTTCTGCAGCTGGTGCAGTTGGTGGTCTACTTTGATACGTAAAATTACTAAAAATTCCAGTATCATCTAAATAAATTGAAAATGCGGTTAACCCAGATTCAGCGTTCATTATGTTGGCTATACTTCCATAATCTGTACCAATAATTTTAAATGATATATTTTTTAGAGGTAAAGCTGAATAGGCCATTTCTTTTACTGCCTTATCTAATTCTGATTTATTAGTTATATCTACCGCTGTATGCTCGTACTGCATCGCAGTGCTTGGCACAGTAAGACCGCCCCCATCAATAGATGAGCTTGCTGAATCGTTATACGATTCTGTGACATCGACCTGAACGTACCCAAAGTACATATCTGTTGATGGTAAATAGCCAATTAGTCTTCCCCCTCCTGGAGTAGTAACGTTTACTATAGAACATCTTTTACTATTTAATCCTCTGCCTGGAGTAGTTAATTCTGAGTTAGTAGCCGCTGGAGTGTTGCTAGTTCTTCTGGCACACCTTAAACAACTGGGATCTTCTCCTGTAGCACTATCACTATATACTGCGGGTTGAAAAGCTTCTTCATTAGGATTTTCTCCACTACTTACTGTAACACTTATTTTTGGAAAAGCTATTAATGTTTTTCCACGTAAAAAAAAGTCTTGGCTGCGAAATCCTTTTCTTAAAGAAAACTGAAGCAATTGATCAGCTAATTCGTCTGTAACTGGCAGAAATAAAGGATCTAATTGATAAGGAAGCCAACCCTCAACTGTGGTATTTGGATTTCTTGTAAAATCTGGAGCAGAAGCAGAACCCCACGCTTGGTTAGAAATACTATCATTTCCAGGCCAAAAAGTAGAGGTTATTTTTCTAGAATATTCTGAACCGCAAATATCTGGCGCAATAGTGACTATATTAGTTTTTCGATAATATTTCCCATAGTTTTGAAATTCATTCGCTTCTAATTGCGTTATTGCTTTCTCTCCTTCTGAATCTATAGAATCGCAAGCCCCAATAACATGCGGAAAACCTCTTGCACGAATTTCGTTTATAAAAGAGTTAAAAATTGTGTCAATATATGAAAACGTAGCTCCATTAAAAGGATTAAAACCAAAAACTCCTGCTTGAGAATATCTACCTTCACTTAAAGCGTAAAGGGTTCGTAAAGTTGGGTTCACTGAAGCTAAAAAACATTGAGCGAGGTTTGTTATATTTGCTGGTATATTTACGTAAGTGAGTCTACTCCACTCTTTATAAGTAACCTCTTTTACTCCTCCATTTTTTGCTGAAAAATTAGAAAAACCTTTTGCATAAGTTCCTTCTAGGGTCTCTTCACTTTTAAAATCAGCAAGTGGAATTGAAGTATTATTAGATATAGATTCTACATTAGATAAATTTATTCCATTTTTTAAATCTACAAATACTAATTTGTCCTGCATCATATCCCAATAAAAGCTAAAACCAAAATCGCTCCCTATATTAGATAAAACTTGTCTTATTGTACCTGTGTAATTTAAAGTGTTAAGGTAACCAAACGATCTATTTATATTAATTATACCAGATATTTTTGACATTAATTCGTCAATTCTATAATTGATATCATCAGCGCTACATGGAGCATCGGTATTTGCTTGCGGAGATCCAACAATTATCAAATTTCCAGCGCTTTCTTTTCCATGCCTATTATATAAACCAACATAATATCTATCTAACTTTACAGAATCATCTACAAAAGTACAAGAAGCAGTGGTTTGACCCAAGCTTTTACTCACCGAGCTCGAAAGAAAATGCATTTTTGGGAAATTTAATCTACCGACACTTATGGAAAATGAAGAGACAAGATCTTTAGTTGGAAAACTTGGATTCACAGAGGAGTTTTCATAAACAACATCAATAGTTAACTTATTAATTTCTTCAGCATAACCTTGAGTCATATTCATAGAATAGATATAGCCCCCAGCAAATTGCCCAGGGGCGTTGCCTCCAATCTGGATGCTATCTATAAATTTTACAGCCATATTAATCCCTTATACCTTTGTAATTAGTAATTACACTTATAAATTAAATCTGTAATATTCATTATCGAATATATAGTTCTCTTTGACCTCTATATCTCCAGAAGCGCTCATTAATGAATTATAACAAGAAGATAATATATAATCAATCCCCTTGTACTGGTATATTCCATTAAGCCAAATCTGCTCATTGTTATACTTCAAAGACGAATTGTATATTTTAGTATTATTTCCCGTTACCCCTGAGATAAAATTGTCTTTTACAATAGTAAGTGACCCAGTTGGTAAATTTTTATATAAATAAAGATTATTTAAATTTTGCCCAGCGATAAGATAATTAAATCCAGATATTAATTTTTGCCCATTTAAGAATATATTTGATCTACCCCAATTAGAATTATTATCCGAAAAAGAATAAGCTAAATAGTAGTCTCCAGACTCAGAAGACCTATTAAAATCTGTTTGATAAACTTTATTTCCTGTTAGACTAGAAACGGTATAAAAAGCTAAGTCGTTAGAGTCTCCTTTAGGGTAATCGTTAGTAATAAAAACATTTGGTTGTGTATATTCATAATTTATCCCAGATACTAATCGAATTCCGTTAATATATATAGAGTTGTTTTTATCTGATACATTATCTTTAGCTACATATATATCAGATACATTAGAGTAGTCAAAATGACTAATTTTTATTTGAGAATCTAAATAAAATTGAATTTCAAAAATGTCTTGGTCATCTGTTTTTTTATTAAAAATGATATTATCTTTTGTAAAATTAGAAGAGTACTTTTCATCATATAGTTCGTATTTTGTGATAATTTGCCCAGTATTAGATATTACAGACTGAGTAGAAGTCTGAATTTCTATTGTTTCTCCAGTAATATTCCCTGTAACGCCAGACTGTATATAAATACCAGTTAAAGAACCACTTACTAAAGCTTCTTCAATTTTTATATCTTGATAACCATTTATTCCTACTCCAATTATACCTGTAGGATTTAAAAAAGCATTACTAATAACATTAAATGTTAATCCAGTTAGATTAACTACATCAATATATTCACCAGTTTTTATAAATAATTTAGCAAGCCCAAAGCTTTGCGCATCATCTGGAATATTATTAAGTAATAAAATGTCATCGACAGTTCCAAAAAATCCAGTATAATTTTGATCTAGAAAACCAGAACCTATATTACCAATATATAGCTGTTTATTTTGTTCAAAGTAATTTCCAGTTATATCTATTCTAGACTTATGAGTTTCATTTTCTATAATATCATAATAATTAAGCTCCAAGATATTACGCCCAAATTTTAAACAACAAATATTCTGAAAAGATAACTCCTTGGGAGTTACTGTTTTGTAAGATTCTGTGCCCCCAGAAAACTCAAGAGTAAGATCATTTGCGTCATTTAACCCTAATATAATTTGAAATGGGTTTGTATTATTTTTTGATTTTATATAGCTTAATGTTTGTATTTTTCCAGTTGGTATAGAAATTAAATCACCATTTAAAGTAAAATTTTTATTACAATTCAATCTTCCAAAATTAATAAATAGACTATTATCAGCAGAAGTAGATTCTTCAAAAATTTGCATTGTATTCGTGCCCTGAAAAACACCTGAACCAGTAAAACTAACTTGGCCATATTTTGTATTGAAGAAAGCTGGCGAATATTTTTTATTTATAGAAAATCCTTGTGCGACAGGATAAAATTGCACTTCATTTTCATAAATTTTATTCTTCAAGAAGACTCCAGATACTTGATCAAAATCATAATATAACTGTATAGCATCTTTATTCAAAGATTTATCAGAAAAATAGTTATTTAAATATGATAAGTTCATTGATATATCTTTGGAAAAATAGAGCTTTGGTTAGTCGTGCATACTTTTTCAATTTTATAATTTACATTTTTTGTGTTTAAAATTGGTTGCGTCAAATTAGAGGTTTGATCTAAATTTGCTCTTTCTTCGGAAAAAGATTCTTTTATAGTTATATTAAAATTATAGTCGCTAGGCGAAATTATTCCGATTGAATTTTTAATATTATTTTGTATAGATGTAGTTGAACCCTGAGATGTCCCATCTTTTATTGATACGGTTGATTCGATTGTGCATTTTGGTAATGTAGTAATATCAAAATCATTTATAATATAGTAACCTCTTTGATTAATTGCTGGCACGCCAACCATATACCAGCATGGGGCTTGAACAGATATTTGAAAAGAAGAATCAGCGATTGCTGGGTCGTCTCCACTTGGCATGGGTTTATCATCATAAGAGGCTTTTGCCGTTATGACTCCCTCATTTGGATTATCTATAAACTCTATATTCTGTAATCTTAATTTATAGTATCCTGTATCGCTATTAAAATCTTTAAAATCTAATACTGCTCCGCTTGCAATAGCAAAAAGACCAGTATTTAAAGAAGCTTGAGCGGCTTGGGATAATAAATATCTATTATATCTATTTCCTCTAGTAATAATACTCGCGTTTATATCTACTTTTATAACTTGTTCGATATCATCTTTTTCTACACTTGTGTCGTATTTAAAGTATGGATTTGGTAAATTGATATTATCAAAAGAATAATCAAAATTTATTATATTTTCCCCAGTATTCTCTGAAATACTATAATTAATTGGTATTGGATTAAAATAACTAGAGTATGCTCCAGATACCAATTTAGTTACATTTAAACTATTTCTTAAATCATTTATATTACCACCTAACGCCCCTTTATAACTCCCTTTTATCGATAAACTTAATGAATCAGCTGCTACGCCAGAAGAAATGTCGATAGAATATTTTAAAATTCCTGAACTTCCAGTACTTAATAAACTACTAGTATAAGATTCATCTATAGAGTATATAGCGTTTAAGCGATCTATAGATTCTGAAATATTTTGTAAATAAAAATTATTGCTTGCGCCACTTATAAATTTTATCGTTGGTACGTTTGCTAGCCCAGTATTTTGTGTCACAAAACTTATCGCATTTTCTAATGCATTAGATTTAGATGGATAACTAGCCGTATTTATTCCTTGCGCAGAAATGCTATGAGATAAAGATATTGTTTTATCTTTATTTTCTACAAAATTATATTGATTCACTGGATTTACAACATTTCCACTCATTGTTGACGAATTTAATTCAACTGTATAATTCAACATACCATTATAAGCTGATTCTTCAAAGGATATAGACGTAATATTGATTCCACTTTTTTCATAAATTTTTTCAAATATCACGCTACTACCCCTAGGAGTTTCTTCATAAATCTCAAATAATCCAAAATTTTTATTAAAGATATTTAATATTCCGCTTTGGCCAGTTTGTAATTGATAAAAATTTCCAGTTAGTTGGCCTTTCAAAGTAATTTTGTCGACAAAACCTAAATGATTATTATCATACGCATTTTCTCTAGACAACTCAACTAATGGGGTTGGATAAATTAATTGATTTGAGTTGTATTTTATATAATTAGTCGCCATATATTTATACCAAATACATTAAAGTCATAGTGAATGAGAAATCATTACTAGACCCGTATCCATATGATACTTCACTTATATAAGCATCTTTGCTTATACCAACAAGACCATTATTAATCGCTATACTTTTTAAGTCACTCAAAGGAAAAATTCTTGGCGTACTCCATACGTCTGAGGCAGGTTTAGTTAAAGTTCCATTTATTTGAACTGTTCGAGTTCCCATTTGTACTTGGTTTCCTAAAGTAAAAAGTACATTTTTTGGAATTCTATTCGCAATGATATATTCTTTATATATCTCAGCGGGTTTATCGTCCTGTATTGAGAGCTGTAAACTTTTATAAACTGAGTTATCTGCAAGAGCATTTTTCTTTTCATTATTTTTTTCTATTCTATAAGTAAATTTATTTCCATAATTAGAAGATGCAATTTTTTCATAGCTCATTGAGGCACGAGATTTATTATAACCCGCGTATAAAGGATCATTATCTATTCGTAATTTTGCCGTTAGGTATTTTACCTTAAATTGGTTTAAATTCACTATGGTTCCCAATATAGCTTTTAAACTTATCTCTCCTTCTTCTGATACAGTGGTAACACCCTCTTGATTTGTATTTACTACTTTAGAATAAGTGTGAATCAAATTCTGTTCTGCGCTCAGATCATTTGTATATGATATGGAATATCCCAAACTATTATCTACTAGATTAATTGTTTTTCCCAGCTCATATGAAGCGTTGATAAGAGAATCCACGGAACCTAGTGAATATTTTGTGGCATAACTATTAAAAAATTGTTGACATCTTGAAAAAGAATTATTTATTTCTGTATTAAAATAATTTTCTGCAGTAAAAGATTGGGTATCGTCAAGAGCTTTTATTAACCCTTGCTCTTGTATTGTTGTTTTTCCGTTTTCACTAAAAGTTAATGAATGAGATATAGAATTAGAATAAGAAGATAATGTATTTTCATTTATTTCTATTTCTTTTGTAAAAGTACATGTCTTAGTTACTAAATCATAACTTTCAGAATAATAATTCTTTTTAGTTTTTAAAGATGCGTATTGACCAGCAAATTTGCCGATTAATCCTAATGATAAATTTTCATTAAATAATGCGTTGGCTAAAGTCTTACATTTTGCAATAACATCTGTTTTATCATTAAAGTATTGCAAAGTAATAGAGTGGCTGCACGTGTAAGTCCCATCTTGACCGTAATTAAAATCAAATTTTTCATCAAAAGTATTTATCAAATCTTTTAAAGAAGATAAAGTAGACCCATAAGTTGTACTACCAGTAGGAATATTAGAAAAATCCGTACTGTTTATTATTTCTATGTCGTAACTATAATCTCCAAAAATAATTGGATTATCTTTTGGAAAAGATATATTAGTGATAATACCCTTACCAAGATTAAAATTATTTACAATGATATCATCATAAACATTTGATGTAGTCAACAATAAGTTTTTAATATTATCAATCGTAGCTTTAACGCCATAGCCTTTAGAGTTTGTTAATCTATTATCAAAGATACCCTTAATAGTAATTTTAACTCTTTCATTCAAAGAGGCAACGCCTTCTCCCAAGTAATTTTTATTTACTTGATAACTTAATAAAGTTGCATCTGTAAATGTATATGCCATTTTATTTTCCTTTTACCTTTTTTTATCATACCAACATTCTTTCTGGAGGCAACCTTCTTCCACCCAAATCAGAAATTTGTTGTTTAAGAGTTGATATTTGTTGTTGTAAGCTATCTGTCAGAGCTAAATTAATGTCTGTAACAATCTTTTCTGCAATTGGAGTTATCATACTTGTTAGGTCTGTTGTTTGATCTAATGATACATTGAAATTGATAGGATCGACAGTAATGTTTCCGCCCATTTGTAGATTGATAGCGTTCTCTGGTATATTTAAACTTATGGGTTTCGTGTCGATTTGTATAATACTCGATTGATCATTAGTTCTATTAATTGGAGCAGTAATATCTATTGGTTTTTCTCCTACTGCTTCTAAAGCTTTTTTCATTATTTCAGCTTCTTCATTCGCTCTCCTTAGAGCTTCGCTTATGCCTTCTATATTAGTTTTTATAGCTTGAGTGTCTGTTTGATTTTTACTTAAATCTCCTAATATGCTTTGTATATTTAATTTTTTTAATTCATTTAATTGTTTTTCTAAATCATAATTTATATTTGGATTAGCCTCCATGCCTTCTTGACTTCTATTTGCCCCATATTTACTTGTGAAGCCTTGTTGTAATTTAGAAATAGATGGTACTTCTTGTCCAGTTTCCAAAGCTTGATTTATTTGATCTAGTAAGAAAGTTTTAACTTTTTCTGGAAGATTAGAAGCTTCTAATTGTTGCACTAATGATTCGTTTTCTTTTTGTATTTGGGCTTTTCTTTTTTCCATGTAATCTATTCTTGAACTTTTTTGCCCAATTTCTTCTCCTAATCCTTGGTAACTTCTATTAGAAGCAGCTATATTTTGTGCACGTTTAATTTCTTCTTCTATAGATTTATATTCTGATTTATAGTCTCTCTCTAATGCTTTTTTAGCATTGTCTAAATTACCAGGAAGGTTTATTTCTTTTGCCGATTGCTGTTGATTAAGATTTGCTTTTTCTAATATGCCTAATATACTTTTTACATTTAAACCTAATTCTGCATCAGCCTGACTAGATTTTATAGCGAAATCAACTTGTTTTGAGGCAATATCATAAGATCTTTTTGCTATGTCTCTAAAGATTGGCGCAATGCCTCCTGGTGAGTTTCTAGCTATACTCAGAGCATTAGATCTTATATCTTGCGCTCTTTGAGTTTTTAAAGTATTTGTAAATGGAGTCAAACCTTTTAAGAATTTTTCATTAAATCCTCCTCCAGCTAAATTAATAGTTTCACCTAAAAGAGCTGCTCTACTTTGTCCTCCGCCTCTTGTTGTTTTGAAATCTTGTAAAATTTGTCTAATTTTATCATAAGATCCACCAGAAGCATAGCCTTCTAATCCACCCATCGCAGATACATCTCTTTTGTCTTGTAGCATTTGTTGCTGTATTTTATAATTATCTTGAGCAATTTGATTATTTTTCATTGCTTCTTGGCTTATCATTAAAAGTCTTTGATTTGCTTGTTGATTAATAGAAATTAATTTATCTTGTAGACCACTTGCTCTAGTATTAGTTGGCCCCATAAGGTCCATCGTAGCTTTGTAAATTGCATCAGCATAATCTTTAGGATTTAAATTTTGAGAACCAATATTCATGTATCTTTGACCAAGTTGTTTAATTATTTCTGGAGAAGCGCTTAATCCACTATCTGGACTTGATAATTTTTTTAATAAATCTTGTACGGCATTACTAATTTCATTTCTTGATCCAGATATTGCGTCTCTAAAACCTTTTAAAGTGTCTTCGTTTCTTCTTTGAGAATCTATAATATTTTGCACTCTATTAACAGACTCTGGACTACTAAAATCTGATCTAGTGTTTAAATTACCAGTTGCTCTATTTAATTCTATCGCGCTTTGATTTGCCAATTCATTTTGTCTATTTTGTGATTTAAATTCACTTCCACTAATTGAAGCCGAAATTAGTCCTAATAATGAATCATTTAAATTTTCTACAGCTGCATCTGCTGCGTCTGCAGCTTTTTTAAGTGATTCTAATTTTAAAATTTCAGCTTTTCTTGACTCGGCTCCAGCCTCTACTGCATCTTTACTATTCTTTGCGTCCGTGCCTAATTTGATTAAAGCTGTTTTTAAATTATTTATTTCTTGAGGATTTGCTTTTTCTAGAGCTCCAGCTATGTTTGAGTTTAAACCATAAAATTCTTTTAAATATTTAATGAATTGCGTTTGAGATGATTTCGTTAAATTAACAGCTTGGTTCTCTACATCCGCTATGAAATTAGTCTTACCTTCTTTTGAGAAACCTGCCAAAATACTTTTTGCAGCAGAATTTAAATCTGATAAATTTTTAAATACATCTGGGGTCGTAAAAGCTGAATCTAATAGTTTAGCTGAATATGCTGAAGCAAATTCTAAATTTTTTTGTTCTTTTACTAATTCACCTTGAACTTTAGTCATTTCTTCTTGTAATTTAATATTATCACCAATTCCTAATAATTGCATTCTATATTTTTCTGGTAAATCACCTATTGCATCAACTAGTTGTTTATTTAATTTATCTAATTCTGCTGGAGAAGTTTTTGTATTTTTATAAGCATCAGCTAATTTTTGTTGAACTTGAGAAAGGGTTTGAGAAGAATTAGCAAAATCAGAAGCAGCTTGTTTTGAATCTTCTAATTTTTTACTTAAATCTTCTCCATTTTGTTTGATATATTTTGCAACAGTTGAAGCGGCTGTATACAATGCGGTAAATGCCCCTACAACTAGACCAGCTGGACCTGGTATTAACATTACTGCGGTTGTGGCTGTCGATAGCCCTTGACTTAAGCCGTTTATGCCATCTTTTAGAGCTTTATTATCTGATCCAAATGTTTCAGCTAAAAATCCTCCTGCCATTGAAATTCCAATTGATGCAAATCCTAAATTTTGTTTAAATTTTTGAAGACCTGCTCCTATTTTATCATCATTAAATAAATCCCCAAGTTTTTGAATTTTTGTGTTAGCTTGAGCTACAGTTGATCCTAAATTTGTAGATTGTACTTCGGTTGAAGCTTTTTCAGCACCAGCCCCCAATTGATCGAACGAATTTGCTGCTTTTTTCAAACTTGTTGATAAATTTTTTATACTTGAATCTAATTCTGGAGTTAAAGTCGCCATTCTTTTTGCAATCTCATTATTTCCCGCAGCTTCTTGTGGGCTTAATGTTGGGAGAGCTGGAGCGAAATTAGGAATAAATCCAAAAGCTGCCATATTTTTTTGAACTCCAAAAGAATTACTTATAGCTTTTTTTAATCCTTCTGGATGATCTTTTTTAACGTCACTAAAATTTTTCTGTGTATTTTTGTCTCTAACATAAAGCCCAAATCCTGGTTCAAAATCTAAAACTCCATTTCCTCCCAAGTTTTTTTCTGCATTCAAAGCTTTTTTAATTGGAGAAAAATTAGGTATAAACCCAAAAGCTGCATTTTGACTGGTTAATATTTTATTAGCCATACTATCTAAATTTCCACCAGATAGTGAGTTTTTAAAGTCTCCTCCTCTATAATTTGTGCCCATTAAGGGATTAACTTTAAAAGTTTCTCCTAATTTTTTAAGTTCAGCTGATGTCAAATCTAGATTTCTAGTTCTATCGTCTGGTATTATATTTAATGCCGATAACACTCCGCCTTCAAATGCGTTTCCAACTAAAGAACCAATCTGATCTTGACTTATATTACTTTTTAAATAATTTTTGAATTTACTGCTATTAATTACTTCTGGAGATACTCCAGCTAAATCATTTAAAAAATTAGAAGCTGTATTTACAATTCCGTCTATCGCTTGAGCGTAGAGACCTGGCCCTATCATTTCTCTATCTTTGTCTTTCAATTGTCCAGGAAATGGGACTGCATAAAATCCTATTTTTTTACCACCAGCTGTTCCATAAGTACCAAATGAAGTCGATTGTTGAAAACTTGGATAAACTAAAGCGTATGGATTTAGTTTGCCCTCTAGCTGCTCTCCCCGTCCAACAGCTTTCGTTTCTAAATTTGTTTTTAAATTATTAATTAGTTTGTTGTAGTTTCCTTGAGGAACATATAGATTGCCTTTATCTCTAACTACCCCTAAGCTTGTTGCAGTGTCTTTTAATTGCCCATTAGTTCTTTGTAAGTACTGTGTGGCTTCTGCGCCACTAATTCTTATGTAACCTTTAGAAATCATTGCATCTGTTCGGTCTGCTGGTGCAAAATTAGGCACAAACCCTCTTGATGCATAAGGATTGAATCCGTGAATATTTTGAAAATTATTTTTATAAGCTTGTCCAGCTGGACTTTTTTCTGGAGGCATTATTGCTTGTTGAGATAAGCCGTCAATTTTTTTAACTTTTTCTGCACTATTGTATGTTACTTGACCATAATTTGGTATAGAAGTTTTTTTAATACTTCCAGGAGAATAACCTCCCATTAAAGCTCCAGTAATTTCATCTGATGCACTAAAATTAGGAATAAATCCTAAAGCTTTATTTCTTGAAATAGCCGCTCCTTTATAAGGACCAGTAGTAGCTACATTTACGCCTACAGCAGATAAACTTTTCGCTAAAGTGTTAGCTATAGCGACTTGTTGTTGCATTGCTGCTGTTTCTTGTTGTATTAAAGTTAAAATTTGATTATGTAAAGACGTTGTGCTTAAATTACCTTTATTAATTTGTTCTATAATTTGAGGATTTTTACCTAATAAATTTAAAATTTGAGTTTGTAAAGCTTGTTGATTTGTGTTTTGCGTACTTATACTTGATAAACTTTTGAATGCATCTGAAGCAAAAACGGTTAATCTTTCAAAAACTTTAAATGTTGTAGCTAAACCTAAAAGTAATCCAGGACCAGATAAAAAGTTTCCAAGACCAGACAGCAAACCTTGACCAATTTTTTCACCTATAGATTCTGTATCTTTTGATTCTCCAAAATTTTCTAATACAGAATTTAATCCTCCCAAAGCTCTTTCTAAAGCTGGGCCAAAAGCTACTTGTCCAATTTGACTTGCTGCGCCTTGTAGATTTGCTAAAGTTTTATTTATTGTAGCAGATAAAGTTTTATTTAGAGCTTCATTTCTTTGATTTGCTTCGTCTGTAGCGGTAGACGAGATACCTAATGCTTGACCATATATAGAATATTCTTTACTTAAATCTGATAATGCAGCTTTTAAAATATTAATTTGAAATACGCCACCGACTAATTCTGCAATTTGGGCTCTTTGACTTCCACTTAAAGTATCGAATGTTTTTGATAATTCTTGTAGCACTTGGATAAGTGGCAAAGCATTTCCTTCAATATCTCTAGTTTTTATTCCTAATTCATCTAATGCATCTAAAACTTTTGGTCTTTCGAGTCTTGTAAAAATAGTTTTAAAACTGTTACCAATAACAGCTCCACCTCTAGCGGTTGTTTGTTGAGCTGATGTTACTAGCGCGACTAATTGATCAAGTGAAACTCCAGCATCTTGAGCACTACTACCTACTCTTTTAATAGCTTCTGCAAGATCTCCAGAACTTACTGCAAAAGATGCGTCAACTGCAGCTAATTTATTTACCAACTCGTTTGAAGTTATTGATGTTTGATTAAATGAATTTAATGCAGCCGTAATAGCTTCTACGCTACTCACTACATCTAGTCCACTTAATCTAGTTAAAATTAGTGCATCACTAGTTCTTTTTAATGTGTCAGTAACTCCAAGACCTTGTCTAGAAAATTCGGTAGCAGCTCTTGTAACTTCTTGAAAAGATGTTCCTGTGTCTTTTGCTATTTTAAATAATCCAGAACCAAATTCGCTTAAACTTTTTTGACTTACATTTAATATAACATTAATATCTGTAAGAGCTTTTTCTACATCAATAACACTTTTGATTGTTTCTTGGAAAGCTTTTTGAACAGCGTAAATAGCTCCAGCAGAAGCACCGAACGCAATAACGCGAGCATTAGATGCTGCTAATGATTTTTCAAATTCACCTAATTGACCACTTATTTTACCTAAAGGCGCAGAAAAGCCTTTTGTATTTAAAGTTAATGATTGGTTAGCTACCCTTTGGATCTCTTTCTCCAATGGACGAGTATTACCCAAAACATCAATAATAATGCGATCTTTGCCTTCTGCCATGAAAGTTTCCTTTCATAGTATTACACAAAATTAATCAAATTCCGTGTATTTTTAAGATTTGTTCGAAAGATAAATCTCCACCAAGCTTTTTAGACTCTTGATTTAAATCTAATACTTCTTCTTTAGAGGACGCTGTCATGGCTTTAAGCTCTTCCTTCGATGCGCCAATATAAGTTTGTCCTAGCTTATCCTCTGCAATTTTATCTTTTAAATTAGAAGCCGAAGATCTATTCTCATACCAATTTATTAAATCATTTAAGCTTTCTATATTATTTGGAGGATTTTCTCCATTTTTAGTTAATAAATATTTGTAATTTTTAGCTATATAAAATAATTGCATTTGATTTTGAGTTAATTCAACTATTGGTTTACCATAAAAATAATAAGGATTATCTTCACAATGAAAGAAGTTATTCATAAAAAATGAGCAAACTGCTATTTTCTTAATATTCTCTGCATCGAACATAGTATTAAATTCTTTATATATGTTAATATATTCCATTAATTCACGATCTTCTATATCAAAAAAGTCATCCTTATCTTCTTCAAATATTCTATTTTTAAAAGAAGAGTCTTTGTAAAGAGTTAAATATAATAAAAATTCATTAGATTTCTTAAAAGCATATCTCTCAGCAGTTAAGCCTAAAAGCTCATCTCTTTCTTTATTAATTTCATCAAGTTTTTCTTGCTTAGTTTTCATAGAATCTCTTATTTGATTAATTTGAGATTTTATAATTAATTTATTTAAAGTTGCCTCGTCACCTACAATCTCTTTATTTAAAGATTTAATTTCATTTTCTTTTTCATTCGACCAAATACCTTGGTCGCATAAAATTTTTATTTTGTCTTTTTCATCTAATAACCCGCGTTTTTTTGAGTCACTAAGTAATCTTATATACTGATCTTGTGATTCGGCAAATTCTATTTCGGTCAAATGCTTGAAATAAACATAACTATTATCTTTATTAAAAATAGAATAACCCTGAACTATATCTCTATATAATTTTTTTGCTAATTGCTGTTCTTTATAAAGCTCATTCACTTACTGATTCTTTTTTATCTTCAGTTTTGTCTTCTTTAATTTGAGTCTTCGCTTGTTCGAACAAAAGTTCTAGATTTTTAAAATCTTCTGCATTATTAGCTTTGCCCATGTACCATAAACTAATAAAATAAGCTAATTTAGACATAGCTTCTTTTTTGAAGAAATCTTCTGACTCTTCGTATTCGTCATATCTGCCCAACTTCTTGTCGTGATCTCCCTCTCCGAAGAAAGGAATGAATTCTTGATCTTGCTTGATGTAAGAAATATTTAAAACCCACCATAAAATGGTTTGATTTCTTGCTCTGTTCTCTGCTGTTTGATCAAAAATTGTCGATTGATAATTTTCAATTTGTTGTAGTTCTTTTTTTGCAATAGAAAGATCATTTAAAACTATCCCCATTTTATCTATCTGTTCGTCTTTGGAAATCTTTTCTAAATTAACTTGTAATCTTTGTAGTTCATTTTCTAAACGATAAAGCTCAATATATAACTCTGTATATCTTCTTTTTTCAGTTTCACTCATTGAGCCGCCATCGTTTTGATATCTTTTTGCTAATAGTGATCTAGTTAATAATCCAGCTTTAATTCCTTCTGATAGTTTAATTCCATAAAATAATTCTGCTTCGTCAAAAAGTCTTCTATTTGGTTTTAAGAGTCTAAAGGTTACGGGTTCTATTTTCTTTTGTTTTTTGGTAACTTTTACTTCTTCGCCTTTTTCATTTTTACTCACTTCAATATCTTCTACCTCGATTTCTCTATTAATCGAAAATTCGTGCAAAAATTTATCCATTTTCATATTTTATTTCCTTGTTTTTCTTCTATAAAAGATTTAGTTTTTTTAAAATTAACTTTTCCGCCAATTGTTATAATAAACTGTCTTCTTTTTTCTTCTGACCATGTTGAATAATTAGCAATATATCTTGCATTTGTTAATACATCAAAAGATGATTTTAATAAACCAAAATTTTCTTTCAACGCTCTCTGAACGCTTTGAGTTTCAAGATTAGCTTTAATAACGTCTTCGATGCCATATCTAATAAGTTTATTTTTCATTTTTATTTTCAAAAAAATCTAGACTTTTATTTATTTCCCTTATGGTTTCATTTCCTAGGTCTAATATTTTTTTCCGTATATAATTATATCTATTTTCATCAAAATAGTCAACATTTTTTAAAGTTTCAAGATCTATCTTTTTATTTAATTTATTAAGCATTGAAACATGCTCTTCTTGAAGATCTTCTACTAGATTAAGATATCTTTTATATAAGTTAACTACATTTCTATGAACTTGAAATGTGAATATTTCTTTAATATTTAAATTAGCCATAAACCTTTAAAATCCTTAAACCTTATACCTATTTACACTAAAAAACCCCGCATAGCGGGGTTTTCTAGTTTATAATATGTAATTACAAATTAAGCTGTACCCTCTATAAAGATACCGTTTGTAATGTCTGTAGGTCCTCCTACTTGCGAACTAAACTCTAGACTTACCGATTTATTGTCTCCTATAGAGCTTGAGAAACTTTGTGAATCAAGCTTGGCCCCCTTTAACGAGAATTTCATAGCTTGGACTTGAGTTCCTGGTTTATTGATTAGTACACTTAGAGTATATTTAGCATTGTCATCACTAACTACGTCTGCCAAATTACTAGCCTCCAGATCTCCTAGAATTGATTCTACTGTCATTTTAGCTGTTACTGGCCATGTAATTTCTTTTGTAAAGGCGAATTTACTTCCCAATTTTTGAATTGGATCTCTAGCTACGTCAATGCTCATGCTTACGCTTTGCACTTTCAAGTCAGTTTTATCAAGACCTCTAGATCCATCAATAGTTAATGTAATATCTCCTGGACGCAAAGCACTAAATCCACTTCCAGAAACTGGAGCTGGTATAGTGATGCTTGCTGTTAAATTTTGTCCGTCTGTTGGATTTACCGCTGGAGTATTAAAAGCTGCAGTACCAGTATAGAATCTCATATTTAAAGCTTCTGCATTAACGCTAGCAGTTGGAATTTCTCCTACTGCAGCGCTCATTTGATAAGACGTTAAAAATGCGTTTCCTAGACCAATAACTTTACCTTGTCCTGTGGCTATACCTGTATCTACGTTTGCGTCAGTTCCTTCTGGAGAAACTAAAATATAATAATTCTTAACATTAGTATCAACTCCAGATAGAATATCTGCGAAAGCACCTTTTGATGTTGAAAGAGTTAAACCAAGATTCTTTTCGTTTTCACCACTATTAAGATAATAGCTATAATCTAAATTAACGGTTGGTTGTTCCAAAATGATACGATCAATTGCTGCCAAGTTGCCATATTGGTTAACATCTTGACGAGTTACTTGAAATCCATAATTAGCACTTTGAATTCTATTCAATTGTACTGGATTTGATGCTGTTCCTGTAGGTCCTACGAAGAGGGCCTCGCTTTGATAAATTACTCTTTTTCTTGCCATATTAAAATTCTCCTAATTGTATACTTTATTACAGTTGAATTTATCTATTGAGAAATATAAATTATAATCTAGGATACCTTATATTTTCAAGGGTAAAATCAACAAAAGCTGGAAATACTTGACTATTATTAGTTTTAATATTAGCAAATATTTTACTTACATTTACTTCTGATATATAGAAGCCATCTACTCCAACATCAATATTACTGGTTAAACTATCATAGTCATAATGACCATTATTTAGCCCACCAAAGTTATTAAAAGGACTATTTCTTATTAATGGAATATATTCTCTAGCTGTATCTTTTAATATACCACAAACACCATCTAAATTAAATAGATTATCAGCTAATACAATAGCTCTTACTAGAAGTTGAGTGTTATCTTGTCCACCAAAAGCAAATGGTTTATTTTCTCCACCATTATTCTTTAAGAATATACATGGGTAAGTTATTGTTTCTATTGGTAGTCCTGCTGCAGTTTGTATTGTTTTAGGTCTAATTTTATATTGACTTTCAAATAAGATTTCTTCATCTGGTGAATTTGTTAAATATATATTAAAATCTTTAACTGCATAAAAACCTACTAAATTATTATTAGCAGCGATTTGATTTGCACTAAAATGAACATGTCCTTCGCTTGGAGTAATTGCCGTTAGATTAGCTTCTCCAATTTTTTTAAAAACATTATTTACATGTACGCCAGAAAGTATTTGACAATTTGGTATAGAGCTATCGCAAGCTATTTGATTAAATGGTAGTCCATATGTATAAAAACCATTGTATATGTTTGTAACTGGATAAAAGCTAGTATTATTATTTTTAAAAGCTTCTCCTCTTTTTAAGATAACATGATCCATCCACATTATCATGCTTGACATTAAAATATTATCTAATTGAGCTTTCATTTTGATATTTGTTTTACAAACTGATTAATTAAATCAGTCATATATTTTGTTTTTTTGAATCCACCACTTCGGATTCTATTTTCTGATTGAAGGCCTTGTCCAGATCTTCCGCCTCCAAATTTTTTATACATATAATTACTAAAACCAGAAATTCCTCTTTCAATTCCAACCACCCAACTATTTCCGCCTTCCCAAGGCATAGGCGTATTAGCTTTGATCTCGTCTAAAGTTGGGTAATTAATAGTAAATCTTTTTCCATTTTTTATTTTAGTTTTTTTAAAGTTAAAAGATTTATCTAATATTCCTCTTAAAACAGATATTGGATCTGAATTTTTATCAAAACCAATATAACTAAATAAATTACCTACCCCATTCAATGTTCTTGAAGAATTGTTAGCTTCTGGTCCAGATTCTATTTCTTGTGTTACTGGATGATTTTCAAATTTAGAAAAAAAATCTTGTTTACTAGATTCATATTTATTAGTGATATTCTCTTCTGACTTTTCACTAAAAGTTTTACTATCTTCAACTATTTTTCCAAAATTTACTTTAACTTGTCCCATTATCTTGTTTCCTTTAAATAGTACATATAATAAGCTGTATCAGCATAAGTTTTGACTATACTTGTGCTAAATATGTTAAAAGTTTTATTATCAAAAGTAATTTTTTCTGTTTTATCTAAGTCTATGTAATCTCTAGCGTCTTGTTTTACATAAATTTCAATAGTTTGATTAATAAATTTAATCTTAATTTCACTATCTTCTATTAAATTATCAGTTGGATTATATTTCACAACTGCATCAAAAGATTGATATCTTGGAACATATGTATAATCGTTCGGGTTAGAATAATCTTTGTATCCTAACATTTGATTTGAATTATCTTGTAAAACTTTCGTAGGTTCTTTGTGAACGGTTATGGTTTGCTTAAATGTTTCGAACCAAGTATCAACTGCATTTTGAAACCAGATCTTATCGGCCGAATTTAAAAAGCTGGTTGCCATATAATTACAAATTATCTATTGTTCTTAAATTACTACTATATGTATATGTTTTATTTGGTTCTGCTTGCGTATCATCCCCAGCGACCTGCAATGGTCTTGCTTCATTAAGATTATAGTTTTTAGTAAGGATTTGAAGTTCATCATTAATTTGTCTTCTTAATTCAGCGTAAGTTTTTGCCAATTCATTTTTATTAACTTTTCTAGCGCGGAACCCGTTTTGATCTATCTCTATCACGCTATCTGTGCTTGCCACACCAAGGGCATTTCTAAATAACCTTTCGTAATAATGTATGGTGTAAATCATCTTAAATATGCTCTTTTCAACATCACCAAAGATATCTCCACTATTCTCTGGCATACCAATTTCAAGAGTATTTTCATCTATATAAAACTTTTTATTAATTAAAATATTAAGATCACCGATATTTGTTCTAAGCCAAAAACCAATAGACGGAAGGCTAAGGTCACTTGGACTGCCTAGTTCACGATAAATTTCATCAGCAATATCTACGATAGGTACACCCATATTAATTATTACACGTTAATATGTCAAGAGTTATTAGATATTTTTGCTTTTATTTTTTTTAAGTCTGATTCAAATTGTGTATCTTTATATATTTGATAATTTTTAGCATCTTCTTCTAGAACGGACCATGCATGAGAATATGTACCATCTACCGCTGATTTTTTATTGCAAGGATGCATATGTTCAATAATTACGTCGTCAAAATAATTTAAATTATTTAAACCATGTCCTAAATCCATCCAAAAATTATCTAAATAAAAATGTTTAAGACTTGGTGGAGAAAAAAATCCGATCTCTTTAACTATATTTGATGTCATTAATACTGCCGTGGCTAGTTTTTTGCCTTGTAATAAATCATTTCCATATGACAAACCTGTAGAATTTTTTAAAGGTTCTGCTAAACGAGAATCCCATCCAAATGATCTTGGTCGATGATCGTCACCCATAAAATACAGTAAATCATACTTATCTGCATATTTATTTGCTATGAGATTAAGAGTTCCATTCATTCTTAATGATGGATTTATTTCGTAAATAACACCGTCAACTTTTTGATAATTATGATAATCGTCTTCATCAAGACCAAAGCATAAATCACTTATGACAGATGTTTTTCTAAAAGCTTCAATTACGTCTAAATGATTTTTTTGCCTTCCGCGAGAGGGAACAATAGTCAACATTTTCAACATACAATATGTTACACTTATTTGATGTGTAATAATATCGGAAATCATGAAAACTTTTAAAAGTTATTGTGGTGGTGGACCTTTTTCTTGGATTACAAGGCATTACCAAGGTTTAGAGGTTCTTAACCCATCTGAAAGAAAAAATGAAATAATTAAAGCTATTAAAGAAATTAATGAAATAGGCATAAATTGGGACGAAAATGAAAATAAAAATTTTATGTATATTGATACTTGTATACATGATGCTTTCACTGATCGAGTAATAGGAAAAAAATACGCTTGGATTATGGAAAGCAAAATTATTCATCCATTTTTGTATAAAGATTTAGAAAAAAATTTAAATTTATATACTGAGACATTTGAATTAATTTTTACGCACGATAAATTTTTATGCCAACTACATCATAAAATAAAATTCATGCCAGCTAACTCAACATGGATAAGGGACATGCAAATTTATCCAAAAACTAAACTTTTATCTATGATTTGTTCTGACAAAGCTTGGACTGATGGACATAAATTTAGATTAAAAATAAGAGATTTATATATGAACAGAGCTGATATATTTGGGGCGAATGGTATAGTGCCAAAAGAAGTCGGTTTAAAAGATTACATGTTTTCGATTGCTATTGAAAATATGGTTTATCCAACATATTTTACGGAAAAAATATTAGATTGTTTTGCAACTGGAACTATTCCAATTTATTGGGGATGCAGAGATATTGGCGAGCATTTTAATAAAGATGGAATAATTTTTTTAGATGAATTTATGGATAATGATCCTAATAATATAAGTCCTGAATTATATTACTCTAAAATTGGCGCAATAAAAGAAAATTTTGAATTATGTAAAAAATACAAATACCTTGAAACTCATTTAATAAAATATTTTCCAGAAGATAAAACAATTGAAACTCCTTTGAGTTTACCACGAAAAATTAAAAATGCATTACCTAAAATTAGAAATTTTAAATAAATATTAAGTATTTAATGAATTTTCAATTAATTTAGCTTCAGCATCTCGTCTTCTACTCATGCCCTTTTCTATACTGCCTCCAATCCATATTCTTTTCATACTTCTTATTTGATTAGCTATAAAAGTTAAAGTTTTTTGATCAAAAGTAGATGTTAATTTCATACCATCTCTTATTAATTTCATTTCGCGCCGACGATCACCTTCTAAAGCTGCTCCCCTATTGAACACAAGACTAACTAATCCACCTTTTGCATCTTCTGGAAGATTATCAAAATTAGGAAAAGTTTCGCGCGTTAAATTATAAAATTTAGTTATTGTTTTATTGTTAAAAACTTTTAGTGAAAGATCCCAAGGAATAGTTATATCTTTTAATCCTCTAATTAAACCTTTTGCGTTATATCCTTTTATGCCTACAACTTTATACAATCTATCAAAAACTTCTTTAGGAAGATCTTTCCAATCTTCGCTAAATTCACTTTTATTTACATATCCAAGATCATAACCTACGCCAATTGTAACTCCGCTTTGCTCTCCTGGCCATGTTGGATTTTTTAAAAATTTATTATAATAGCTCTCTCCTCCGCCAACTTCAAATTCTAGTATAAGATCAAGAGATTTTTTAGATATATTCATTTAAATTGTTATATTATCTTGGCACAAATAAACTCGCAATAACTATATTGCTTGGACAGTTACAAGGAGTAATAACTGGACCATTTCCTTCGCAATTTCTATTTGCGAATCCACAACAACAATGTGTTGTGTTTACGCTTCCTCCTTTAGAACTGCTTATTGAAACAATAGCGTGAGATGGACCTTGTTCATTAATATTTGCTATTCTAATTTGAGCTGTTCCACCAGGAAGAACAGTTGCGGTTCTCGAGTAGGGCGGATCTCCACCCCAAGCAATAACGGTTCCAGTATATTCGAAAGTGACAGCATCATCTACTTGAGATGCAGTAAATGTTATTGTGACAGGGTCACCACATGCTAGATATCCTTCGTAACATGATAATGGACTAACTATACCAAAAGTTTCAGCGCAAGATTGTTTTCTGTCATCTTCATTATAACTCGCAAAATAACGATCAACATCTTTTTGATCATCAAATGTTGTTAAAGTACCTTTGCATCCAAGCTCTGGATAAGGACAACATCCTGGGCAAGCTTGCGCGCATGGTGTGCTTTGTAGAGTTGTTCCTCGCGCACAACCATTATCACATGGAGTTTGACATGACATACATTGTATGGTTGCTCCATAATTTAAACATGATTGATTTGTAACGACAACGTTAACTGGACTTTTATCACAAAATTCTTGATTTGGAATAAAATCTCTATAATAAGTACCAAGTCTTTTTATGTGGCTATTTGTTCCCTCTAAACAAGAGCAATTTATATCTGTATAAAATTTTAATTTAGCTCTTAATAAAGAACCATTATCATCTGATGGCCAAAAATCTTGAATATAAAGTCTCCAAATTCCATTTGCTTCATTTGGTTGCATGTGAGAAAATATAGATAAATCAGTTGAATAAGAACTTATACCTGTGTACGGAAGATTTATTTCTGGTTGAAATATTCTATCACCACAATCTCCAGAAGTTAGAGAATTTGGTCTATAAGTACCAGAACTATATCCATTCCATAAAAGGGGTGCGTTTTTATCAAAAACAACATTTATATTATTTGCAGCATTATTATAACCCAAGCAATTCGAAATTAAAACTCCATCACCTGATGGAGAAACTAAAATCATCGCCACATCTTCAGCATAAGTATGATTATAGCCTTCTAATTCTAAATTTACCTGACGTACTACGCTATTGCTATTAATATTATTTACATTAAACGTTATTGGATAAACAGAAGCTGCTCCATTATTACTACTATTCATTAAAATATTTTGTTGAGAAGATGTATAAGTTGAATAAACATCTGGACTAAATATAGGTGCCGAAGTTGGAGCGGATGTTGATGGTGCAGCTATGGGTGCGCTAGTTGAGGTAACCGTTGATCTAGGGATACTACTGCATATTTTATTACTCGCTGAAAGCTGCATTGAAGTAATATCTATTAAATTATTTCCATTGTATCGTAGAATTGCACGGCCCAAAACAACACTACCAACTACATTATTATTATAAAAGTTAATACATATTGAGTTTCCAGGATAAGTATAGAATGTATAAAGTTTTAAAATTTCATTTCCAAACCCTTGAGTAAACCTAAATGATGTATTTAAATTTTTTTGAGCAAGCACGCTTTGATTTTCATAAATAGTCCATTCTCCATTATAATTTTCACTTATGAAAAATTGTATTGGAACTTTTGGCGCTTCCTTTTGTTCGGTTGTATAATCTATTACTTCTGCGGTACCAAATTGTGAGTTTAAATCTAATTTATTTATAAATTTTCCTGTTATTAACTTTTCATTTTCTAAATAAATAATATCATTAAAACCTGAGAATCTAAAAATAAATGGCGTAGTCTCGCCACTATATTGTTTAAAAAGCAATTGAGTATGATAAGCGTATTCATTATTAGGAGCAATATGATCCCAACTATATTTTTTAATTTGCCCATCATATGGAACGCCTTTATTTGTTATATATAGTCCGCTTAACTTTGGCAGATAATTCTGATTATCAACACATGAAACTCCATAATAATTTTCTCCAGAGTTATATTTAAAATCAAGCCCATTTAACCAAAAATAATTTCCTGTTGCAGTATGAAGTATTGTTTTTGTCCAATTTGAACCATCATATTCTGCTATTTTTAGAAATCCAGTTATATTCCTCGCGCTACCGCTAATTGTTACATAAGCTGTAACTGGATAACCATTGCTTTTAAAATCTAAATTAATTTTACTATCTCCATATAGTCCACCCGATTCAATATATGAATGTTTCCAAGCTTTTGTGTACGGGTTCATTTCAGAATATATTATACCATGATATGAATCTACATAAATTAATGAATATTGATTTGTAATTGGATTTACTTTAAAATCGGTTGCTGCTCCGTAAGAACCAGTATATGGAGTATTATAATATGTGTATCCTGCCCCTGTTAAATCTTTTTTAAATAGAATACCATTATCATAGCTAACGGTACCAGTCCAAGAACGGCAATGAGCATGCATAACTAATTGATTTGTTTCTCTATCAAAATCAAATTTACCCATATCTTGTACACGAATAGAAATATTTTTGCCACTTAGAATAATATTTCCAGAAGGGAAAGTTAAGCCTGTCCAAGATGTTAATTCATCATTTATAGGATAATAATATTTTATTATATTAGTATCAACGAACATTAAGTTTGGCTGTTTTGTAACTGGGTTTATTTTTATGCTACAAGAATTCATTTCTAGTAATGTGCTGTCAATTGTTCCACTTCTAGTAGGTTTGACATATGGATACTTATATTCTTGAAATATGTTGTATCCTCCAGTATGAAGATAGTTGGGTCCGCCTTGAGTATCATGTCTACTGTCGTTTAGGGTCACTGCGTAAATTTTAAAAATATCTTTTGTTGCAAAATCAAATCCAAATTGATAAGAACTTGAATTACTTAAATTTTTAAAAGTATTTTCGCTAGAAAAACCTGAATTATAATTGTTATTAGACCACGAATTAGGAGCACTAAAATTAATTCCTGTATATTTTGCATATTTAATAAGATTGTCTTTTTTATAAAAAACTATGGGATTAAGGTCAGAATCTATTTTTGAAATAATATTTTTATTAATATCTATTCCAGATCCTGTTATTAAAGTATATTTTGCATAATTATATGGTTGTATGTTAGAGTTAACATCTAAATTTGTGGCTTCAAGATTATTAAATGCCTCAATAAATAAACCAGTCCTTTTGTTTGAATTAGTGGATATATAAGCTACAGAAACATTCTCATAAGGTAATGGAAAAACTTCAACTTGTGGCTTTTCATATATATTATCTCCAGTTAAATCATAATGTGTGCCAGTTTTCCAATTTGATGGATACTGAATGTTATCTTTAACCATATTAAGAAAGAGTCCTGTAGTATTTCCTCCAAAGAAAGTTAGAAATAAATTTTTTGATTGTATTAATTTTGTATTTATATGTTTTTTATTATTTAATGTTTGAGAAAATGTATTTATTATAGATTTTTGAAATCCTAATCCGTTGTTATAATTTTTTCCATGGTAAAAATAAATACCAATCCCAGTCCCAACTACTGGAAAATAACGTTCTTCTAAAAATGTTACAACTGGAAAACTATCATATAAATCAAAATTCAAATTAGCGTATTTAACTGTCTGATTCGAGGTTGCTAAATTACCATTATTTATTGCTCCATCAAATACTGTTGTCTTGACAAAAGAATTTCCACTATATTTATAATAATTTAAATCATTATTAGATGTATCGAATAATATACATGCAGGAAGATTATCGTTTGGATCATATTGAAGATCTATAGAATCTTTTTCAATATAAGAACCTAGAGATCCAACAGTTTTTACTTCCCAATTTCCACTATTCAATTTTAAATAATTTAACACATAACCCGTTCCACTTACAGCCGAATATACGAAAGATGGTTTTTGCAATGGATCATATTTAACTAACATAGTTGTATTTGTATATGATGGCAAATTTATATTATATTGAGTTTCAATGCCACCCTGTTTAACTAAAGCGTATAGATTAGAGTCTCCTGTTTTTGTTACCATAGTATAATCTTGTGAGACTATTGCTACTGGCGCCCATGTCATCATTACTGGTGCTGATGTTGGAGCTACCGTTGGTGCTACTGTTGGTGCAACTGTTGGAGC